ATATATATATATATATCGCAGATATGGTCTACAAGCTCATAGTCATAGGCATTACAATTGCTCATTGCTCCTATACCATTTTTGAATAAAATACTAGATTTTAACTGTTTTGTGTCTGGGAATACATTTTTTTTAATATACATTAGCGCCGCATTCCAGACGCTCTGGGATTCCTTGGAGATATCCGAGATCCCCTTTTCGGCACAGAATGAATCTAAACATGCTTCGATTTCTGAATCGTAAATTTTATTTTCCATGATCCGCGCCTCCTTCCTCGTTCCTGCTGCGGTAAATTAAAAAAGCCACAGAAAAAGATTTTACTCTCGTCCTGTGGCGTGTTGGTATCTCTGTAAAAAATTGGGGTGCCGTCCTTGCCGTTCAGGTCATCCAGGGCAACGGCGTTAACTGGATGCCTTTTAAATTCAATTTTCTTTCTTGTGGGATATGATACAAAAATTTAATCATTCTGTCAATAGGGAATTTTATTTTTTTATGATTTAATCGGTTTCTGTATTTGTTTTAAAATCTAATATATTACTACGTACTTAAATTCTTTTTTAGATTTCATTCTTGAATATATTAGATTTCATTGGTTTTACTGTATGAAGTAAGATACTAGATTACATTCTTTTTAACCCCTTACAGATACAGATGCTTGTATGGGGTATCGTGCATCTTTCAAAAGCTATCTTCTTAACCTAGTTTTTTGAGCCTTTCTATTATGTCAGAATCTTCTTTTTCATCCAGCTTGTATGTGATTAAATGTTCTGGCTTCATGTTCAGAATGATGCAAATTTTGTTAAGAGATTTCATGCTTATATTTGCATCGTTTTTCTTGATTTTCCGCCATGTGTCGACAGATAACAATCCATTTTTTACAGCCGTGTAAGAAGTAACCCCGGCGGATTCTAATGCAGCTGCAACGTCAAATTTAAATACAATCATTTTAATAACCTCCTTCGTTTTTCCTATTCTCAATTATACGAATTCCACCGCAAAAAATCAAGATAAAATATCTTTAAAAAGATATCTTCCTAAAATATTAAATCTTTTCAAAGATATCTTTACAAAGATAAATAAATGGTAAAATATGGAAAAATAACCGCCATTTCTGGCGGTCGGATTTACAATGTTTCTAATCTCGCTCTGGTGAGCATCTCGGCGCGCTTCTTTTCCTTCTCTGCGGTCTCCATTGCCATAAGTTGGGCATAGGTGGCGGCATATTCTGGATTAGCTAGCAGCTCGCGCCGTTCCTGCTCCTCCTGTTCTTTCCGCTCCTGTCTTTCTTCCTCCTGTCTGATTTCGTCTGTTTTCCTGTTATCAAACATGGCTTGGATATCCTCGATTGTTAGCGGTTTTAAGCCGTTTTCGGGCGTTCTGACGGGCGTTTCCGCATCGGGTATGGGATTGGTCGGTTCTGACGTTTCCGGCTCTACAGGGGCAATCTCCGCTGCTGCTGTATCTGGTGTAGAATCTTGTATTTTTGCGGATTCTGCGGGAATGTCTCCCAATGATTTAAGGACGCAATCGACAACATAGTCATTGATATTTCCGATTTCAGTAGCTTCTAGGCGTTGTCTCGTTCCCTTTGGGAATCTGATTTGTATAAAGTCAAATTTATCCCGATAATTATTGATTGCTTTTTTGGTGTATTCAGGTGTCTTTCCCATATTAAAACCTCCATTCGTTTTCTTTTATTATATAACACTTTATATATGTAGTCAATATTAAATGAAGTTGTGCAATATATTGTAATATATAAAATTTTATATATTTTTTTAAAAATAAGTATTGACATTATATATAACATGATATATAATAAGACAATAGAAAACAACAGAGGACAACGAAAGGAGCAACCGCCATGACAAATTATTTAAAAGAAAAGATTAACAACTGGTATAAAAATTCTGAAATTGACTACGGCGTAACGGGTAAATTCATTGACTGTGAAGTGGTCGGAAACAACTTGATTATTACATTCGAGGAAGAAAGCGAAAAATTAAAATGTGAAATCTGCTGGTACAAAGAATATAGCGAAGAACAACTATACAATGTGTGGATGGAAAGCGAATGGCAGGAAGCAGCATAAGCCGAAACGGTCAGAAATGACCGTCAGCCGTGGGATAGTCTCCCGGCTCTGATGATGGCAGACGGAAAACGAAAGGTTAAAAAGGGTGATAATATGATGGAATTAAGAAACGAACTTAAAAAAAGCATTTACAGACTGAACAGATGGGAAAAACTTGCAGACCTTGCACAAGATGAATGGGATAAAGACCCAATGAATGAAGAAAGAGAAGAAGCCGCAGACCATTATTATGAATTGCAATGGAGAGAGTTTTTGCACGCTGTAACCCTTCTGAATAAAATTGCAGATGGAAAACTGACGGAGCAGGAATGCAAAAAGCTACTAAACAGGGGGGACCGCGAAAAGATTATGGAGATAATTTGATGAAATAGTCGAAACCGCCTCCGGGCGGTCTTGGGTAGGGCGGCAACCTTCCAACCGATGAGACAAGCCAAAGAAAAAGGAACATGAGAAAAAGAAAGGAAAGATAAGAATGAAAAAATTTGAACTGTTTATGTGCTGTCAGGGTAACGGACTGGCTGTATATAACAAAGCCGTTTCAGAAAACTGAAATTTCCGTCATTGATGTTTAATTCTGCTGCTATCCGCCATAATTTTACTTTTCTATTCGCGGCATATTCTCTGACATCTTTATTTCTCATAATAATTATTCCTACTTTCTTATATGTTGTTGTTGACTTTTACACTTGCAAGTGATATTCTAATTTCAGGACATATAATATTTTGTTCTGTTATAAGCACATATTAACATATTAATCATTGCTGTTGTTGTTTTGTGCTAATGTTTTATTATTTTTAATTTTTTTATTGAAATTTCCGTTTTTGGAACTTTTAAACGTGAGGTGTTATTTTGGAAAATCGTTACAAGAAAATACGTGAAGATTTTGAGTTTACAGAAAAAGGCTATAGGCTCACAACAAATAAGCTCGCCGATATTTTCACAAAAAAAGGCTATTCAACATTAACGGATAATGCTATTAGAAAAATCGAAACAGATAAAAGAAAAGTTTCAGAATATGAACTGCGCGGATATTGCGAAGTTTTTAATACTACATCTGATTACTTGCTAGGTTTTACAAATGTATCTTCTATAGATAAAGAAGCACTTGCAATTAGCTCAATAACTGGATTATCAGATAAATCACTAAATGAGTTAAAACACTATTCATATTTTCAACGAACATTTGCAGATAAACTAATTTCATCAAAAGCATTGTTAAAAATTATGGATGCGTATATATATCGAAACAGTTATTCCTTTCATAAGGTTGAAATTACAGATGAATTTATCGAGAAAGTTACACTAAGCAATGATGAAAATAAAAATTATCATTATTACCGCTCTGAACAACTTTTGCGAGATGCCTTAAATGTCCTGGATAATGACATAGAATTATTCAATATTTTAAACCACTCCCATACTAACAATATGTGGAAAACCAGAATTTGAACGCTTATACAGGCTTTACAATATGGTTCCTATTGACGTGTATTTATATGTCAGCGGCTTAGACCTGGAAACCTGTCAGAAAATAGAATATCTGAAAAATGTAGTTTATCAGAAATCAACGTTTTAAGGAGGGCGAACCATGTTAGATTTTTTACTTGCAATGTGTATATTTTTAGGCGACTATATGTGCCGCGTAGCTGCTGAGGATACAGAAGAATAAAAAAGGAGTATTTACATGATGAAGAAATTACAGCGTTTAAAAAGCCGCTTACAGGCCGCAGGGCTTGACGTTCTGCGGATTGGCTGTGTAAAAGGGGGTGGAACCAAATGAAAAAAGAAAAGTTTTTTGCAGTCCGTCAGCTTGCAGGGCGAAAAAGGGAGCGTGTGCTTGCGGAAGGGTACAGGGTGGAGCGCGGAGAATTTGTTTTTTATATCTGCGGCTCTGGTGGCTCTTGGAGCGTGACGGAAGAAAAAAGCGGTATGTTGATAGGTGTTTACGGAAAAACCAAAAAAGAATGTATAGAAAAATTGCAGGCGTTCGACCTGTCAAGGCTTGAAAAATTCGACCCTGAGAAGATGAACAAGGAAATGCTTTCTCTGCCCCTCTGCGACTTGTGAGAGGGCGTTTTCTTTTTTTGGCGGTTAATCGGTCAAGTGAAATAAAAAGGCGGCTTATAGGGGCGAATATAGGGCGAAAATGCATATTGAAAATGTTTTCTGTTTTTGGTATTATAAAAATGATTAAGATTTCCCAGTGGATAAAAGTGAGAAATGGCACTGCTTTATGCGGTGCTTTTTTCTTTGCCAAAAATAGGGCGAAAAATTTTTTGAAAGCAGAACCCCAAAAACCCACCAAAAAGGCAAAATATTCACAAAAAGACAAAAAATATTGCAAAAAAATTGTTAGTGTTATATGATGGAAGGACAAAACAAAAAAGAGGGTTTTATATGAAATTTCAAAGATTAAAAGACATGGTTTGCGGTGCTGTGATTGCATCAATGGTCTTGTGTTCTGGTACGGTGGCATTTGCGAAGGTGGCAAATACGAACATCCCCGTATCGTTCAGCAACATCAAGATTATGATTGACGGAAAGCAGCTGAACACAAGCAAAGAACCATTTACCTACAACGGAACAACATATCTGCCAGTCAGAGCAGTTGCAGAAGCGGTTGGTAAAGAAGTTACATGGGATGGCGCAACAAAAACGGTTTATCTTGGCGAAAAGCCGCAGAATACCACGCAAACAACAAGCAATCAGACAACAGAATTAAGCGCAAAAGAATACTATTATGAGAAATACGGTTCTTTTTATTATGACCTTCTTGTAACAAATAATTCTCCCGATGCGCTGAGGATTGAAAGCAATGTAGTTGCAAAGGATGCGGCAGGAAATTCTATCGGGGCAAAGTCTGATTCTGCTCCTGTTGTCGGCAGTGGAGAAACAGCTATCTTGACACATATTTTTGATAGTGTTCCTGCAAAAACAACATATACATTAAAAACAGAAAAAGAAACATATTTCAAATCAGCAACCGCAGATTTGAAAACAACTTCCTCCAAAGCAGGGGATAAGGTTCTTGTTGCTGCTACAAACTTAGGAAACTATGATATGGAATTTGTAAAGGCAACTGTATTTTTCTTCAAAAATGGGAAAGTAGTTGGTTCTGATTACAAATATTTAGACGATAATAGCTACAAACTGAGCGCAGGCGGAACAGTTACGGAAGAATTTGAGCTATTCCCAGAAAATGAATTTGATAAGTATGAGGTATACGTTGAAGCGAGAAAATAATATTGAAAAGGAGTTTAACCATGGAAAACAAAGAAAATGAAGTAAAAAAGTGCAAACATTGCCAGTCAGATATTCCGAAAAAAGCTAAGATTTGCCCGAATTGTCGGAAAAAGCAAGGCGGTAAGTTGAAATTTATTATTGCATGGATTTTTTTAATTATTATTGCGATTGCTTCGATTGGCGGCGGAGATGGTTCAGGGAAAAAAGACGATTCAGAAAATATTTCGCCTGAGCAGTACAAGTCTGAGTGCATAGATGTTTCCTATGATGATTTGGCAAGGAAACCAGACGAATACGAAGGGCAGAAAGTGAAGTTCCGCGGACAAATTAGGCAGGTCGTGAAAGATTCTGACAGTAGCACTTCCGAATATTTGATTCCTGTTACGGAAGGTGATTACGGTTTATGGGATGATAATGTGTTTGTAAAGCTCAGCCCAGACAACAAGGATGGAAAATTCCTTGAAGATGATATTGTAACATTCTACGGCGAATCAGCAGGGGAGTATAAATATAAAAGTATTTTGGGGCAGTCTATAACAATCCCTTGTGTGAAAGCTGTTTACATGGAAATTACGGAATAAGGATAGAATCAAAAAAGAAAAAGAATAAAAAGCAATAGAGAATGAGCATCGCAGAAAAGCGGTGCTTTTTCTTTTGGGAATTTTAAGAAAACACTTGACAAAATGTAATTACAAAGTTAAAATCAAAATGTAATTACAAATTGAAAGGAGTGAGAAAAAATGTCGCCCAAGATGGGACAAAAGATAACGGATAAGCCAAAAAACAAGTTAATTCAAGTTAGAATGGATAAGGAGACGGTAGAAAAATTAGATTATTTAGCTGCTGAACAAAATTCTGATAGGTCTAAAATAATTAGGCAAGGGATTGAAATTCAGTACGAACAAAGAAACAAATAAAAAAAGGCGGTAACTGCCACAGACTACCAATCAACAACAGTTGCCACCGCACGCCATAAGGAGTGTATATAAAGTATAGCACTGTATACCTCCTTTTGGCAATAATAAATAAAGGAGGTTATCGAAATGAATGATGTTATCACAATCGAAAACACCGAAATGCAGATTAGAGAGTGCAAGGGACAACGGGTTGTGACTTTCAAGGACATTGACATGGTTCACGGAAACAAAGCCGGCACTGCAAAAAGAAACTTTACAAGGAACAAGAAACACTTTATCGAAAACGAGGATTTTATTGTTGCGACAAGGGATATTTCTAAAAGGGACAAATTGTCCCTTTTGAATATTGATGTTCCAACAAGGGGAATAACGCTATTGACCGAAAGCGGATATTTGCTTATAGCGAAGTCCTTCACCGATGATTTATCGTGGAAGGTGCAGCGGCAGCTTGTAAACGCCTATTTCAAGGTCAGAGAGGTACAGAAAGAGCCATATTACAAAGAACCGCTCGCAGAGGATTTCACGCCCAGAGTACCAATTGTATCTGACTGGTACGAGCGGAACAAGGGCAGGATGTATCGACTTTGCAGAGACAGCGGAAACAGCCGCAGCTATCTTTATCATTGTATCTTGAATAAGCTCTCTGAAAGATACGATTTGAACGCAGCAAGGGAGATTTACAAGAATGAGGTCGGGAATTATCCAGAATACCCGATTGATATTGTAAAATATTTCCCAGAGTTAGAACAGGATGCGGACAAAATTTTGGACCGTATCGAGAGAATCACCTACAGGTAAAAAGGAAAGGGGGCTAATAAAAGCCCCTCAATCCTAAAATATTCGTTTCAATATGTAACGATTGCCGCCACAAGTGACGAGAGCCTTAGAAAGACCATCGTCAATAATTTCCGAATTGGAAATTTCCAGAACTTTTACCAGAGATATACCGACATTGTCGCAGATTCTAACGAACGTGGAAAGCCGCATATCTTCCGGTTCCTCATTGATGATATTATACATAGCCTTGTATGATAAATCGCACTGGATGGAAAGCTGCGCAACGCTCCACCCCTTTAGAAGCATCTCGCGGCATAACTCGGATTTAAGATTCGATATACATTGCCCCGGTTTTACCCCATAATTCACACACCTTTCTATTTTGTAGTCGAATGGAAAGTTTTGCTGAATGTTTGGTAGTCAACTGCAATGGAATCCTTCTCCCTTCTGGTATAATTAGCTTGTACCTAAAAAACAGGTACACCGCAGTTCTGGTTATTGGGCGGCGTTTGGATTGGCGTTCTCGCCGCCTAATATCTATTGTAAACCTTGAAAATAAAAAGTCTATAGCTAAAAATGTCGAAAATGTAGAAAGGGCGTATAAATTATGTTAAGAAATGAAGAATGTACGGATAAAATGAGCCAATTTCGTGAAGAAATTATCGATTTAATATCTAAATTTGATGATGTGCGCCGCCTGAGGGCGATTCGTGCATATCTCATGGCGTTGTTAGGATGATAAAAAAGAGAAAGTCAATGGATTGCGCATTTCCATTGACTTTTTTTATTACTCTTTTCCGATAGAATCAACAAGTTTTTCCAATACTTCCCAATCTGATTCATTCAGCTTAGCCAGAGCCGTTACGAGCCTGCGCTTGAAACTATCTTTTCCGTTTCTTTGGATTTCGCCAAGCATTTCAGAAATCTGCTCATCTTTAGATTTTACAAACATTTCGTCAATCCCATCTCTGAGCCAATCCTCATTTACAAACTTTCCGTTCCAAGATTCCAAACAAATTATTTTGAAAATCTTATCTGTTACTGGTCTATCTCCTTTTTCAATTTGAGATAAATAAGTCTGTGCTACTCCTATTTTCTTACCGAAATCACTTTGATTCATTTCAAGGAATAGCCTTAATTTTTTCACGCGCTCATTTACACCATTCAATGTAGACACCTCCTTTCTTGTAATATAATAACACAAGAATATTGCAAATGCAATAATTTTTTCTTGACTTCATAACGCATTTGCGTTATTATGATATTGCAAACGAAATAAGGAGGTGGTGGGATGAAAAAAGTATTTTACTTTTCTTTGGTTGCATTAGCGGTTTCTATTGTAGCCTTCATGATTTCAATATCAAGGGTAATATGATGGCTGTGATACTAATTGTGATGGAAACAATGGATGTTATGACAGAAATTTTGGAATATTTTCTGGACGATTCCGCCGTTTCCTTCGCTAATTTGGATTGTTCGATGGCTGTATCAGCTTGAATTTTTGAACTTTCCGCGACTGCTTTGGCAGATTCAGCTTGAGATTTTGCAGAATCAGCAAGATTGCGGAGTTCATGAGATGTTTTCTCAAGAAAAGCCGTCTGGTGTTCCATCATTTCAAGAGGGCTTTTACCTTCTTCATAATCTGGGGACATGGCATCTAAGTTGCTCTGCATTATTTTATTGATTCTATCGTAATCATGAAACATTTTGAAAATCTCCTTTTTAAAGGGATTATACCACAAAACAGGGAAGGAGGTGAAACGATGGAAGAAAGAAAATTCGGAAAAACCATAGTGGATTTTACTTCTAAAGGCTCTATTCAGTGTATCGCTATAGCGCATACAGAAAAAGATAGAAACGACTTACTGAAAAGAGCCTACAGGGTAATATTCACGCCAAATACGGAAGGAATCAACTGTTGGGTTCTGTTTCGGGAAAAATCGGAGGTCGGTCTTTAGACCACTCTAAATGAATCCATCGATAGTCCGGCGGAAATCCTTCTGAAATACCGATAAATCGCCAACCGCATTTTTCATAATCTGAAATGATTTGGTTTATCTGGGATTCCGAAAGGTTATCACATTTGATGATTCGTTTTTCCATAAATTCACCTCCTTATTATTTGATAAGGAAATTATAACACAGAAAGGAATGGTGCAATGCACGATTTACAGATTTTTAAATACAACGGAAAAGAGGTTAGAACCATCCAGAAGGATGGCGAGCCTTGGTGGGTGCTGAAAGATGTATGCGGAATTCTTGGAATCTCAAAGTACAGGGATACGGCATCCAGATTGGACGAAGATGAAAGGGGGTCGGTTAGGGTGGACACCCCTGGGGGAGAACAGGAAATGACGGTTGTCAACGAAAGCGGCTTATATAATGTCATTCTCCGCAGTGATAAGCCAGAAGCAAAGCCTTTCCGCAAATGGGTTACGTCAGAGGTACTTCCCTCTATCCGCAAGAATGGCGGTTATATTGCCAACCAAGAAAACCTTACTCCAGAGCAGATTGTAGCAAACGCCTTGATTGTGGCGCAGAACATCATTTCCCAAAAGGACAAGCAGATTGAGCAAATGAAGCCAAAGGCAGAGTTTTTCGATGCCGTAGCTGATAGCCGAACTGCAATCTCAATGAATGAGGTATCAAAAGTCCTTGGCATTAAGGGATATGGACGAAACAATCTTTTTGAATTTCTGCGTAAAAATGGGATTTTGGACAGGTGGAACGTGCCGTATCAAAGATATATCGATTGCGGATGGTTTAGGGTTATCGAGCAGAAATATACCATACAGGGCGAACCTTGCGTGACAACGAAAACACTTGTTTATCAGAAGGGCGTGGATGCCATCAGAAAGAAAATTTTGAACGCAGAAAAAACAGTTTAAAGGAGGTGCAGGAAATGAGCGAAAAGGAAAAACAGGTAGTAGAGAAGCTGAAAGAAGCAATTCCGCAGATGTCCGATTTTGACAAGGGCTATATCCTCGGAAAAGTCGAGAGCATGGCAGAGCGGAAAAAAGAAGATACGGAGGAAAAGGAATGATTGTAACAAAAATTATTTTAATCATATTACAATTTTCGTTTTTTGTAATTTGTACATTAAGGTGTATTGAAAACGAAAGCAAAGCCTTGGGGTTTTGTGCTGTTTCATTTCTTTTCTTCGCAATTCTAAACTTTTTTAGATTGGTAGATTTGGTATTAGTGAGGTGAATAAAGATGTATGTAAATCCATTTGTAGCAGGCGTTTTCGTGACAATCGCATCGGAGATGGTTCTGATTTTCCTGTATGCCTTTTTTAACCAGAAGAAGTAAGAAGGGCAGGGATAGGAAATGTCAATCGGGTTGCCGCGTAGAACGCCAACAAATAAAAGAGTAGTAGCCTGCAATATCTGCGGTAAGGTTTGGAACATTGCCGCAACACAGGATACCAGAAAGGGCTATTATTGCCCAGAGTGTAGCAAAGGTAGGAGTGAAAAACATGAAAATCGAACAAATCAGAGAAGCAGCGCAAAAGAAACTGTTTGTAGGAAAGAAGGTTAAGGTGCTTGAGTTTGGCAAGGACAGGCATGGAGCAAACGTCTTGCGGAAAAGAAGAACAGGAACGGTAACAGGGTTGTATCCATTCATCTTCACCGCCATTTTTGCAGGAGGATACACAGAGAGTTTTCGTTACAGTCAGTTCTTTGAAAGTGATGGGGAAGTGGTGAGGTTATGAGAAATTGGAAACGGACTGCGTTTTACATCCGCCGTGGTCTGCTGCGGTGGGCAGCTATGTTTCTGGGAACGCTTCTTTCTCTTTGTGTCATGGTGTTTGTTCTGGAAAATGCTGACGGGCGAATGATGTTTTATCTCGCGAGCAGCGTCATGATTGCAATCGCAATCGGCAGTTTGTTCTACGGAGGGCAGGAAAAATGAAAAAGCCTGTATGCAATTTTAACTGTTTTGAATGTCCGCACCCAGATTGCATCTGTGATGATTTTTCGCGAAAGGAGTATGTGACGGACGCTGAAATCAACAGAATTGCAGGGATGACGAGAAGCAAAACAGGCTTGAGAAAAAAAGAATACCTCAGAAAGTATTATTCAGAACGCAAAGAATATGCCAAAGCATACCAGAAAAGCTATTACGAGAAAAACAAGGAGAAGATTCGCGAAAAGGCGAGGGAGCGTTACCGAAAAAATAGAGATAGATACATAGCAAGCGTGCGAGCCTATCAGGAGAGCAATAAGGAGAAGGTCGATGCCTACAAGAAAGAATACTCAAAAAAATATAAAAGACGAAAAAGGGAGGAAAGAGAGAATGAAAAACGGCAGAGAATTGACACCAGAGAATGAGTTGCAGGAACTTTGGGAGTTGAACGGCAGGGTGAAGGCTGTTATTGCGTATCTGAAAACAGATAAATTTGTGAATGCCGAACAAATATTGGCTATGCTTGCTGGCGGTGATGATGATGGCTTACCCATGCAGGACAGGAATAAAGACTGAATGTGACAGCTGCGGATACTGCGAAAAAGAGCAGGAAGAATGTCCGCACTGCCAAGAAACGCAATACGAATACCTTTATAAAAGGGATGACGGAGAAATCGTTGGCTGTAGCGAATGTATAGAAAGGATGTGGAGTGATTGACGGAAGTGTTATTGAAAAAAATCAGCCTTAAAAACTATATGGGGGCTGAAAATGTGGAGGTTGACTTTTCCGAGAAAACGGAAATCAGAGGTAAAAACCGTTGCGGCAAGTCCACGCTGATGAACGCCTACTTTGATGTTATGACAGGGAAATTTGCTAACGGTACCGCACCGACCAATATTTGTCCTGTGGACGAAAACGGAGAAGAAAAGCCTGTCAAGGAAATCGAAAGAGCGATTACTTTGGAAATCAACGGAATTGAACACGAAATCAGAAAAGTGACTAAAAGAAAGTATCGCAAGGGTGTTTTTATCGGGAATGAAACTGTTTATATGCTTGATGGCGTGTCTGCGAAAACTGCGGAAGTAAACGATTTTTTAGCCAGTATCGCACCGACAGAAACGGTGGCAATGTGTTCTAATGCGTCTGTATTTTTGTCGACCTTGAAAAAATCGACTGCGGATGCAAGAAAAGCCATTGAAGGTCTTTCTGGGTTCGATATTGAGCGTTTTTGCAAGGAAAATGCAGAATACCAGAGCATTTACGAAATGACCGCAGGAAAGAAAACGGAGGACGTATTGAAGCAACTGAAAAAACGCCTTTCTGTCGAAAACGGAGAACTGGACAGGCTGAATGTTGAATTGGACTACGAGCAGCGCAGACTTGACAGGTCGGATGATTCTGATTTGCAGAAATTGGAATCCGAGAAAGCGGTTATTATCGGAAACATTGATAGTATGGAGAATCTGAAAGAAACGCTGAATATTTCTATAGACAGATATACATATCTTGTCGGTCTGGTTGATGACTTGAAAAAGAAGATGTCAGCCATTGAGGACGAGCAAAAGAAAGCAAAAAACGAGAAAATCGAAACTCTGAAAAAATATATAGTGGCTATCGATGCGGATATTGATAACTTTTCGGAAAAAGTTAAAAAATACAACGAATCATCTGAGAAAGTTTTTGGAGAGATTTCTTCATTAAAATCGAAATGCACTGAATTGAAGAACTGCCATTCTATCATGGACGCGGTGCAGTACGGAAATGACTATATTTGCCCTAAATGTGGCAGGGGGTTCAATTCAGAAGAAATAGAGGTTGTAAAAGAAAAATTATACAAGGAAAAAGAAGATACTTTATGTGAACTTAAAGACAAGGTTGATATTCTTGAATCCGCAATCAAAGCAGAAACTGATACATATTTAGATTTTAATAAAAAATCAAATGAATGGGCTGAAAAGGTTTTTGATAAAAGAGAAATAAGAAAGTCTTTGGAGATTAATTTGGAAAAATTGCTTTCTATCGGCTTTGAGAAAACGGAAGAATATAAAACGCTTGAAAAACGGCTTAAAGAAGCAGAGGAAGAATCCTCTAAACTTTTTGAATCAACTGATTTATGGCGGCAGGTAACGGAGAGGATCAGTAACTATAAGGCTGACCTTTCGCAGAAAGAATCTGAAATCAAAGTTATTATCAGAGATACCGAAAACACAGAAAAACGAATTGAATTGTTGAAAGAATCCGTAAAGGAACAGGCACAGAAAGCAACGGATGTTGAACGCCGGATTGATATGTTGCAGGATTTCAGCATTGCCAAAAACGCAGCTTTGGAAGATATGGTAAACAGAAAATTTGAGTTTATCAAAATCAAAATGAGCGAAGAAACATTGAACGGAGATATTAAGGAAACTTTGAGAATCAATGTTAACGGCGTTGATTACTTTAATGGATTGAATCACGGAGACAGAATTCTTGCGGAAATTTTCTTGTTAAAAGGATTGCAGGACATGAACGGAATCAAGCTGCCGATTTGGATTGACGATACAGAATCATTGGACGAAAACAGGATTCCAGATGTAAGCCGCCAGTTAATTGTTATTCGCAGGACAGATGATGAAAAATTAAATGTATGCAAAGTGGAGGTTTGAAAAATTGGAATGAAAGGATATAAAGGTTTTCGCAAGGGGCTTATTTGCAAAGATAAGCAGTACGCAGAGAACACGATTTTTGAAGAAAGCGAAGCTAATATTTGCGTGAACGGCATGCACTTCTGCAAAAATCCTATGGACGTACTTGACTATTATCCGTTAATTGATAATAACGGCGAAATGTGCGAATTTTCGGAAGTAGAAGCAATGGACGAAACTCTTACAAATGACGAGAAGAAATATTGCACAAAGAAACTAAAAATCGGCGCAAGGCTGTCTTTAGTAGAATTTATTAAGGCAAGTTTTGACGTAACCTATCGGCAGATTAAAGAAGAAGTTGATAATGTTTCAGAAAAAGAAAATGTCGCAGACAACGCTACACTGGCAGGCGGAGAATGGGGCTACACTGGCAGGCGGAGACAACGCTACACTGGCAGGCGGAGACAACGCTAAACTGGCAGGCGGAGAATGGGCTACACTGGCAGGCGGAGAACATTCTATCATGGTTTCTGAAAACGGCGGCAAAGCTAAAGGCGGTATCGGCAGTTTAATTGTTATGGTCGAACGAAACGGCAAAGGAGAAATCGTCAATTACAAAGCAATCCAGATTGATGGGGATACATATAAAGAGGACACATGGTATCAGTTGGAAGATGGAGAAATTAAGGAAGCGGAGGAATGAGCATGAAATACAGAAAGAAACCCGTGGTAATTGAAGCGTTTAAATATGATGGAGATTTAAAAGGAGCAGATGGTAAATATTATGTCCCTGATTGGGCTGTAAATGCCTTTGAAGATGGCATTATGTATTATAGTACCATTCAATTTGATAGTGTAGATGGAGATGAACTCTATATTGATACTTTAGAAGGGACGCACCATGTAAGTGTTGGGGATTATGTGATTCGTGGAGTGAAGGGAGAGCTTTACCCCTGTAAACCAGACATTTTCGAGCAGACATATGAAGCATGTGAGGAGTGATGCAGCATGGCAGAAATGACAGCGTTGGAATATTTGAAAGAAAAATATAGAATGACGAAAAAATGCCGTATTTGTTGCGCTGATTGTCCGCTTGGCAGTGAAAACAATACAACTGGTTTCGCGTGTAGCGATTTTCAGGGAGTACATCCAGAGATTGCAGTTTATATCGTAGAAAAATGGTCGAAAGAACATTCGAGAAAAACGATTTTACAGGATTTCTTGGAGAAGTATCCGAAAGCCGAACTGGAATATAACAAATTTCCAGAAATTTGCCCTCATTCTTTGGGATACGCAACAAATGAAAAGTGCTTTTTAGATACGGACGAACAATTTGTTTCAGAAGAATGCGAAGACTGTTGGAACAGACCGTTGGAGGAGGAATGAAATAATGGCTGAAAACACACAGGTAGCAGAAAAGAAGGAATTTACAACAGCATTAAGCCAGTGGTCGAACGAAATTGTAAAACTGATTGAAAATGACTATTCGTCCTGCGGCGTTGTTTTTGATGAATATTCCAGAAAATGCGCTATGGAGGCAGTTGGCAGCATTTACAATCTTGTAAAGAACGATGGAAAAGCGAACATGAATTCACTCGATACAAGCAACTTGAGGGGTATCGTTGAAAACTGCGCAGGTCTGAAATTGAACCCTTCGGCATATCCGAGAGAATGTTATTTCCAGCTTAGAAATGTAAAGCGTGGGAACGAGTGGGTAAAGGTTGTTGAAATGGGTATCGAGGGTGCAGGATATGATTCCCTTCTCTCTCATTACGGCAAGGATGTCGAACAAGTTTATCCATATTGGGTAGTTAAGGAAGGAGACACCTATATCCCACCCAAACATAAGGGCTTGGAACTGACACCGCCGGAATGGGAGGAAAAAGGACAGTCAGATAAAGCGGTTAGGGTTGTTTATCCTGTCAAACTGACAGACGGTACAGTAACGTATCTGACAGCTGATAGGGCAAGCGTAAAGGTCAATTTGTTGGCACATGTGAAACAAAATATGATGAACGCCACATTCGGTGTTTGCGAGGATAGATACAAGGCAACGCCAAAGCAGAAAGAGGAAATCAAGGCAAAGAAGGATGAAATTTTGAACGCATTGAGAGCGTGCGATACGGTAGATGATATGTTGGGATGTGAAGTCGCAAGACCATTTATCAGCGGTGCGTGGCTGGACATGCCAGAGAGCATGATTCAGCGGAAAATGTGCAACAACGCCACAAGAAAGTATCCGAAAAATTATGACCAGATGGCGAGACAGGCACAGATTGAACTGGATGATGCATACCGCCAGACACAGGATGATGTTGTGGAAAGTGCAAATGCCGTTGATTTTGACGAGGAAAACATCATTGATGGAGAAATTGTACAGGAGGTGTAAGCGGTGATTATTATGAAGTTGACTATTTTTATTTGGATGATTGTTATTGTGTATTGCTGGAGAATCTTTTGGTTGTTTAGCAAAGATGAAAAAATGGGATTGCGTAGAGATTTCAACTATTATGTAGCGAAAAATAAAATCATATTAGCTGCATTTGCCGCCACCGCTTTTACGTTAGTGAGCGAAATTTGGCTTTTGGTAAGGGGGTAAAAATATGAGAGTTATTAGTCAGGACGGAAAAGTTGATTTTCCGTATCAACAGTTTGTAGTTGCAATCGATGCCACAAACGAAACAGCGATTCTTGCTTTTCCGACAAGCGTTGATGATGATACCTATTTCAATTTAGCTGAATACTCAACAAAAGAAAAAGCCGAAAAGGCTATGAAAATGTTGAGAGCGGAATACGTAAACTTCCAAGAAACAAAAAGTATCAACGGAAGTTATTTCGCTTTCAATTATCCGAAAGTCTTTCGATTTCCGTATGATAGCGGGGTGTGATGATGATAGTCGATACAAACACAGAGAATATCTCAAAAACAGAACATGTTGAATTTGTCAATTATACAGGTTCTTTCCCTAATCTTTGCAGGGGGGTATTGACTTTAAAAATTGACGGAGAAATAGTTAAATTCGGTCATGATTATAAGGATTATTGTTTGAAAACATCAAAATTTAATGATTCTAATTATGATTCGTTTTGGCAATCTGGAGGATGGATAGATGAAGAATATCGCACGCACTCAGGAGAATGGGAAATATACTTAAACAAATTACCGGAACAATACCGTCAGTATGCAAGAGAAATAGATTTGGTTTTTAATTCTTGCGTAAGACATGGATGTTGTGGAGGTTGTTCTTGACGAAATTAAGATGTATTGCAATAGGAAGATACCATGTTGATGGTATTGAATAATCGTTAGGAGGTGCGAAAGTGCTGCTAAAAACGATAGCAACAGGGAGCGCAGGAAACTGTTATATGCTCGCTGATAGCAATGGAAAATCTCTTATCCTTGCCTGCGGTGTTCCGAAAGGAGTGATTAAGTACGGAAGAATGGAAATGGATTGATGGATACGAAGGGCTATACCAAATTTCAAATTATGGAAGATTGAAAAGTTACAGAAAAAATAAAAATGGGAGGATAATGTCAAACACAAATAAAAATGGATGGTATTTTACCGTAAATCTTTTTGACCACGACGGGAAAAGAAGAACAGAGCGAATACATAGGCTTGTGGCAAAGGCATTTATAGGAGAAATCCCGAAAGGTTACCACATACACCATAAAGACGGGAACAAACAGAATAATAGATTAGATAACCTTGAAATAATACATCCTGCTAAACACAGCATGGAAACAATTAAGAAAAACAAAAATGTAATCAAAGGGATGAATGACTACAATAGGTACGTCAAGCCCAAAAGAGTCAAACAATACACATTGGACGGTGTATATCTTGCCGAATATGTCAACTGTGAAATAGCAAGCAGAATGACAGGGATATGCCAAAGAAATATATCTCAAGTCGCAAGCAAAGAGCCATACAACTCAAAAGGCAATGTAAGAAAACAGGCTGGTGGCTATGTATGGGAATTTGAGAAAGGAAGCGAGGTGATGTAGATGTTTTTGAGAACGGTAGTCACAGGCTCAAGTGGAAATTCACACGCTTTAATCAGTGGAACAGGAGAAATTTTGTTACTTGATTTAGGCGCATCAGAAAAGACTATTAAAAAAGGCGTTGATTGGAAAATATCAAATATTGTCGGAGCAGCAGTTACTCATAAACATCTCTGACTTGACCATAGCAGGTCGATAGAAGATTTTAAAAGAATGGGAATACCCGTTTTTGTACCATATCTGAAAAACGATAGTAAATCGGTAAATATGGGCGGATTTGTAGTAAAATCTTTTGACCTTACAACGATTGATGGCAGATGGACACACACAGATGCGGATGGAGAGCCTTGTGCTTGTTATGGTTTTTTGGTTGAACACAAGGAAATGGGGCGGATGCTTTACATTACCGATTGCAAAGTTATCAAATGGAAGTTTAAATCCATTAACCACATTCTTCTCGGCGTGAATTATGACAAGGATATGATTTATCCAGATAACGAAGGGAAAAAGAATCATATTTTCGGAGGTCATTTGGAGCTTGAAACCGCTTGTGAGTTTGTAAGGGCGAATAATTCTGATTCCTTGCATAACGTCATAATGTGCCATCTATCAGCCGATAATGCAGATTCTGATAAATTCATCGAGCGTATGAAAGAAGCTTGTCCTGCGGCGAATGTGTACGTTGCAGGGCGTAATGACGGGTGGTGGTTGAGCGATGGGAAGGTATGAGTTTTCATTAAATACAAATATCAAGGCGAAGGACGGCATTTGCCCCTGCTATGGATGCGAAGGAAGGAACGCTGGATGTCATTCAAAATGCGAGAAATTCACGATTTGGAATCAGAAGCATTTGAAAAATAAAAAAGAAATGCAAAATAAGGCGTTCATCGAAAATCAGGCAGATTACCGAAAGAACGAATACTTTAGAAGAAAGAGGGACAAGCAGAAATGAATAAATGTATTTTTGTTGGCAGAACAACAAGAGATGTTGAACTCAGATACACGCAGTCCGCCAATCCTCTTGCGGTAGGAAGAACTTCCGTTGCGGTCGAAAGCGGATACGGAGACAAGAAGAAAACGAGTTTTTTCAATATCTCCGCTTTCGGCAAAACGGCGGAAACAATGGATAAATTTGTTAAAAAAGGTACAAAAGTTATCCTCGAGTGTGAAGCTGCGCAGAATGAATACATAGACAGAGAAGGGAAGAAACAAAACACTGTGTCTTTCATTGTCAAATCATTCGAGTTCGCCGAAAGCAAATCGGCAAGCAGCAGTGCAGGGCAGATAAGTGATGCGCCGAAACCGCAGAGTAACACGGATGGTTTTTATCCCGTTGACAATACCATTGAGGATGACGATTTGCCGTTTTAAAAAATAAGAAGGGTGGAGACTGATTTTGAGAATAGAAAATTTAATCGTTTTTTTGAAAGATAATTTTGAAAAAGGGATACAAATGTTTGATACTCCGAATATTGTAGGCGATTTCATGGTGCCTATTTATAAGAAGGACAATATATCGGTGTTGTTCGCGCCGGAATATGACTATATTGAGATATTCGGAATATCTGATGAAGAATTTGAAAGAGTTGAAAAAGAGGTTAATCGGAAAAGGCGGTAAGATTTGTAAGGCGGTGGAAAGATGGACTATCAGAAATTCAAGAAAGCGAAGGCTATCGAAAAGAAGAACAAGGAACGCCTGCTGAAAGTAAATCCAAAATTGAATGAGGACAGCGGAATTTATTTCCTAACAAGAATTGATGAAAACGGATTCAAATACGCATACATCGGGCAAGCAATACACCTTATTACCAGATTGTCGCAACATCTTGTTGGCTATCAGCATATCGACCTATCTTTGAAAAAACACGGATTATACGATGCCGAAACAAATCAGTATGGATGGAAAATCGGATTTATGCTTTATAAGGATACCGAGTTGGATAGTGCGGAACAGCACTGGATAAAGAAATATGCTGATGGTGGTTATCAGCTGCGGAACAAGACAAGCGGCTCACAAGGCGAGGGAAAATCGCAAATTGCGGAATATAAAGCCGCTAAAGGCTATCGTGACGGCTTGGAGCAGGGCAGAAAGAATCTTGCAAAGGAATTATCGCATATTGCCGAAAAGCACCTCACAATCGAAATTAGAGCGGATAAGAGGGGCAATAAGATTTCAGAACGGCAGTATGAGAAATTTATGAGTTTAATTAAGAATTGTGGTGACGGAGAATGAAAGAAAATCCCGCAAATAAAATAAAGGATACAATGTGGAAATTCCTAATGGACTACGGTCAAGAAGCAGACATTCAAGGATTGAAGGAATCTGTTTATGATTTAATCGGGATGACCACACAAAAAACAGCAGGACAAAGAAAGGGCAAAAATGATATTCCTTGGGATGAGTTGGATATGACGCTTATGACAATCGTTATACAGGCGACGTGTTTGGTTTTGTCTGGAAAATTAGGCGAAATCCAACAGGATAGCGCAGATTGGAGCAAAGAAATGGTTGATGAGGCAATAGAAGAATACAGGAATGGAAAGGCGGCGAATAAATGAGAATTTACATCAGCGGAGCAATTACTGGAACAGAAGATTTCAGAGAAAGATTTTTGAAAGCGGAAAAGGAATTGAAATTTACGAGCATAAGAAGGGATGATTCATGAAATTTGTTGATTTTTTCTCCGGTGTAGGCGGTTTCCGCAGAGGGATGGAGCTAGCAGGACATGAGTGTGTGGGATTCTGTGAATTTGATAAATTTGCAGTAGCCGGATACACAGCTATGCACCTTATGACAGAACAGGAGCGAGAGTACATAAGAACGTTGCCGAAAAACAAAAGAGTAGCAGAAGCAGGGAAGGAGGAGTACAGGCATGGAGAATGGTATGCAAATGACATTAGACGGATTTTCGCCGAGGACATCCCGAAAGCCGACTGCTGGTGTTTCGGATTCCCCTGTCAGGACATCAGCGTTGCCGGAAAGCAGCTTGGCTTTGACGGAGCAAGAAGCAGCTTATTTTTCAGAGTTATGCGCCTTGTGCAAGACCTCGAAGAAAAAGATAGACCCACATACCTATTCATTGAGAACGTTAAAAACCTACTTAGCGTTAATGGGGGAACGGACTTCCTTAAACTTCTCATTGCACTGGACGAAAGCGGGTACGATGCAGAGTGGCAAGTTATCAATTCTGCCGATTACGTCCCACAAAACCGGGAGCGCGTATTCATTGTGGGACATCTTAGAGGACGAAGTGGAGAGCAAATATTTCCTATCGAAGGAGCAGACGGAGAAAATCATATTCAACAAATAGGAAATTTTGTGGAATTGGAAAGACGGAGCAATCCAAGTGCCGGACGGATCTATTCGCCGGAGGGAATCGCGCCCTGCTTGAATGCGAAAGGCGGCGGCAGACAGGAACCGTATATCGCCCTTCCCGCCTTTTGCGATCTATCCTACGGGGCGGGACTGCAACTGCACGACAAAGCGTTTTGTTTGCAAGCGAGATACAATAAGGGCGTTTGCAATCGGAAAGAGGAAACAAGCGGTGTATGCGTTCCTGTACTTACTCCAGATAGAGAGAAAAGACAGAACGGCAGAAGAACGAAGGGAAATGGAGAGCCAATGTTTACTCTGACCGGACAGGACCGGCACGGAGTTATGATTTCAACGCCTGACGGAATGGCGTTTTATTCCATTTGGTACGAAAAATATCAGTGCTATATTGCTATCCGCAAGCTAACACCGAGAGAATGCTTTCGGCTGCAAGGATGGTCGGATGAATATTTCGATAGGGCGGAATTGGTAAATAGTGACAGCCAGTTATATAAACAGGCAGGGAACGGCGTGACCGTACCAGTAATATACGAGATTGCAAAAAGAATGAGGGCGAATGGGAACATTTCTGCCCGAGTTGTAAGGAGTGATAGAAATGAAGAATAGACACGAAATATGGGAGCTGCGGCAGATGCAGGCGTTGCCGTTAGAATCCAAAATCACGATGACAAAACACAGGATTCAAACGTGGGTAGATGAATTCGGGATTGATGGCGTTTATGTTTCATTCAGCGGCGGCAAAGATAGCACTGTATTACTGCACATAGCACGCCAGTTATACCCGGCAATGAAAGCAATGTTTGTAGATGTGCCTACACAGTATCCAGAGCTAAAAGAGTTTGTTTTGACATTCGACAACGTGGATATTTTAAAACCGAAAATATCATTTGCTCAGGTGTGTGAAAAATATGGGTTTCCTATGATAAGCAAAGAGGTATCCAATTGTGTCAACGGTGCGAGAAGCCGAAGGAGGAATGATAAATGAGACTGATTGATGCAGATGCCTTGAAAGAGGTATTGATAAAAGAGAAGGGGTTTTATCCAGCAATGGTCGCAAGTGCGATTGACAATTCACCTACTATTCAAATGACAAGTGTCGAAACGAAAACAGGGGAGAAAGAGGAAAGAGGTCTGCAAGATAACGTCAGCATAAAAGAGGTAAGGGATATGATTGAAGCAGTATCCGCTTTGTATAAAACACTTTCTTTTACACGCTTGGAATCATTAAAGATTGCTCGTGTGTGCAAAGACTGCCTCGAAAGAATAGAAGAAGAAAATCAACAATAAATAAGAGTGTGGTGTTATTTATGGCAATATACAGGAACTTACACATATCGTTCTGGACGGACAATAAGGTCGAGGACGATTTTACGCCAGAGGATAAGTATTTCTATGCTTATCTTCTGACAAACCCACAGACGAACATCTGCGGCTGCTATGAGGTAAGCTTTAATCAAATATCGCACCATACAGGATACACGAAGGATACAATTTCAAGGCTGATAAGGCGTTTTGAAAATGTGCATGGCGTGATTCGGTACTGTGCGGAAACAAAGGAAGTCTTGATTCTCAAATGGTACAAGTATAATTGGAGCAAATCAGAGAAAACGCTTATAGGTGTTGAGAATGTTGCAAAGCATATTAAGTCCGATGATTTTAGGCGGTACGTTATGGATACGGTAAATAAGGTTAGAGGCAGTGCGGACGATTGCAAGACGGAAGAAGAACCGAAAAGTATTCCTTCCGTTTCTGTAAAGAAAGTATCTTCTGCGGATATGCTGAATGACATGGTTTCCGAGTTTGCTATTTCCGATTACTTGTTGGAATCGGTGCAGGATTGGATAGCATATAAAGGGGAGAGAAATTTCAAGTACAAAGAAAGAGGTCTGCGGACACTTTTAAAAACAATATCCGAAAAGTCAACACAGTACGGAGATACGGCGGTGTCAACAGCAATAAATGAAAGCATTTCAAGCGGATATCAAGGTATTGTTTGGGAGAAAATCGGGAAGGCTTCCAGTAGCGATATAAACTGGAATTTTTAGGGGGTGTGTTTTGTGCTGACAAAAGAGGAAACGAAGAAAATCCTGCGTATCATGTGTAACTGCTTTCAGAATTTCAGACCATCGAATATTGTAGAGACAACAGAGGTTTGGGAAATGATGCTTTCAGATTATACATATCAGCAGATTTCGGTTGCATTGAAATCCTATATTCTGTCTGACACAAGCGGATTTGCACCGACAATAGGGCAGTTGGTTGACAGGGTTCATTCTGTCAGCAAGCCGCAGGAATTGAACGAAATGGAAGCGTGGGCGTTGGTAAGTAAGGCAATCAGAAACAGCGGATACCGATATACCGAGGAATTTTTGAAACTTCCTGCAATTATTCAACGTGCAATCGGAACGCCAGAGCAGTTACATATTTGGGCTACGGATGAAGAATATAACGAGACAGTAGTTATGAGCAATTTTCAGAGGTCATACCGGCTTGTGCTGATGCAGAAAGATGAGAGTGCAAAGTTGCCAACAGAAGTGCGGAATTTGCTTTCCAATAACGAGAATCCTGCCAGAATAGAAATGCAGGATAGAATTAAGCAGCTTTCTAATGCGTTTGACGAAAAGAGCAAGTTGTTGATTGAGGGCAGGGAGAAGAAAGAAAGAGTAGTGGATGATTCTGTTATGGACACCGTTCATGCAGAATTAGAGAAAATAAAGGCAATGAGTATCAGATAAAAACCAGAACGGAGGAAGACTTATGAAAACGCCAATCGTAAAATCTGATGAAGGAAAACCGCAGCTTAACCTTGTGCCGTTGGAACTTTTAGAACCATTGGCAAGGGTGCGTGAATTTGCTGTTGAGAAATACGGTCTTGAAGGTATCGAATCATGGCGCAATATTTCCGATGATAGATTGTTAGCTGCTCTGCTGCGGCATACGATTACTTACCAAAAAGACCATGACGCGCGTGACGAGGAAAGCGGATTGCCGGCTGCATACCATGTAGCTATCAACGGTGTATTTCTTGCTATCAAGGCTATGGAGCGAATGAAAGAAAGATGCGGATACAAAGTCAAAGAAATTAACTTTTACGAAAATCTGCCGCCAGAAATGCAGAAAAGGGTAGACAAATTTATTTCTGCGGTTTACGAGGGTGGTGCGAAAGATGAATCTGAATCAGATTGAAAAGAAAAAACGGTATCAGAAGCAAAAAAGAATCATTGAAGAAGCAAAGACAGAAGCTATTGAAAATATGCAGAAAATCATTGATAGAGGGCTTTCTTCTCAAATGGAACTGGTTATGCTGTTGGTTCTGCATGATAAATTTGGTTTCGGTCCGGAGCGGTGCGCAAAGGCATTGGTTGCTTTTGAACAGTTATGGGCTGATGTTGGGGATAAGCACCTTTGTCTTGATGATATTGAGGAAGTAGTAAAGGCTGAAATTGGAATCGAAATGACTGAGGATACTATTTTTCAGACCGACAAGAAAGGGAATAAGAAATTGCTTTGGTCTAACGAGAATACATAAAGGGGGTACTCTTAATTGGCTTTGCGAGATTTGACAAAGCCAGAATTGCGAAAAATTATAGAGAACGCCAATTTTACCGAGGATGAGATGATGGTATTTCAACTGTCCAGCAACGGTTCCCCTATTGATTATATAGCGGACACGATGAAAATATCATCATCTACGGTAAATCATATTTTGAGGAAGATTTATAAGAAAATGGAAAGGATTGAGGATATGTCGAAGCCAGAAGTGCCAGTTTGGCAGAAAGTAACAATGACGATTGACGAAGCATCCGCATATAGCAGTATCGGGACTTCAAGAATAAGAGAATTGGCTAACAACCCAAGATGCACGTTTGTTCTGACCGTAGGAACAAAAAAGTTAATCAAAAGAAAGGAATTTGATAAATTCATTGAAGGAAGTATCGAATTGTAGACAACGTAAAGCCCCGTATGGTAGTATGAAACTGTATGGGGCTTTTCTCAAATCGAAAGGAGTGTAATAGAATGGGGAAAGACCTTAAGGGAAAAGAATTAGGCGTTGGTATCAGCCAGCGAAAAGACGGAATGTACACAGGACGATTTACAACAAAATCGGGAAAACGAAAGCAGAAATACTTTCATAAGCTACAGGAATGCAGGGCATGGATGGCAGATGCGCAGTTTGAGGATGAACATGGTGATGTGTTCTTTTCTGACTCTCCAACAGTCGATGCGTGGTTTGATTACTGGATAAATGAAGTAAAGGGAGATAGCATAAGAATTATAACAGAAAGAAACTACAGAAGTATGTGGAGCTTTTCTATTTCTCCAATTATTGGGAATATGGAATTAAAAGACGTAAAGCCGATTCATTGTCAGAAAGTACTAAATATGATGAATGAAGGGCATAAGACATCTACCATTAAGGTGCATAGAGATTTAATGTGGAGTGTTTTTGAATGTGCTGTCGAAAATTATTTAATAGAAAGAAATCCTGTAAGAAGGAATGTGAAAGCAACTGGTGGTAAAAAAACAGAAGCGCGAGAAGCACTAACTGTTGATGAGCAAAAAACTTTCTTAAAAGAATCAGAAAAATCATCATTTTATAATGGATATGCGTTTGTGCTGCAAACCGGGATTCGGGTTGGAGAATTGATTGCGTTAAAGTGGTCTGATGTAGATTTTAAAAATCGAAAAATAAAAATACAGAGAAGTGCATCGGAGGTCGCGAAACAAGGGTTTGTAATCGGAGAACCAAAGACAAAAAGCGGGCATCGGGAGATACCGCTTACAAAAGAAGCTGTCAATATTTTATATAGTCAAAAAGAGAAGAATTCTCAAAACAAAATTATTCCAATCCAGTATGCAGATTATATTTTTCTGAACAAAAACGGAAATCTAATTCAAAAGTCAGCGTATAATCAAGGAATATATGCTATTTGCAATAGATTGGGAATGAGAAAGTTCTCAATTCACTTGCTAAGGCACACATTCGCTACGAGATGTATAGAAAGTGGTATGCGCCCTAAAACGCTGCAAGCAATCCTAGGTCATAGCAAAATTGAAATGACGATGAATTTGTATGTTCATGTAACGGATGAATCCAAACTGGAGGAAATCGAAGCAATAGAAAAAAACTTAAAATTGGTGTAGAAATTGGTGTAGAAATAAAAAATACATATAGAACACCTTGTTTTATCAATGTTTTTAATAAGTATATACATTTTGGGAATGAAATGATATTGAAATTTTTATTCAAAATGAAAATATCTTGCTATAACTTTAAAAACATTGTTAATAACTTTATTTTCAATGGTTTTGAGTAATTCATACAAAAAAGATAAACATTGAATAACTTTTCAAAACCAATGAATAATTTTTAGAAAAATGGTGTAAAATTGGTGTAGTGGTGTAGAATTGGTGTAGAAAAGCCCCATACAAAACAAAAAAATATATGACAGAAAGTTGAGCGAAAGATGACACTTTTGGCTCTTTTTTTATGCGAAAATATAGGTAGAAGGAGGTTGATGGAAATGTTTTCAGATGAAGTCCTAGAGAAAATTTTCAGTCGTGAAGATGTAATGAAGATACCTCTTACTTATCAGTCCGTTATGGTTCGGGCGGTGCAGGAGGTTTTAGAGAAGGAGGGAATCGACTATGCAACCAAATCCTTATCAGAGCATGAACTATAATATCCAGCAAGCATATCCGCAGTATGGGTACAATCCATACTTTCAACAGACGCGGATGCAGCAACCGCAGATAGAACAGGTGCAGTCAGTAAATCAGCTTCAACAGCAGATGCCGCGTGGCGTAAATGGGCGCGTGGTGCAGTCTGTGGAAATGATAACGGCAAATGATGTGCCTATGGATGGTTCGGCGGCGTTCTTTCCGATGCAGGATATGAGTGCAATATTTGCTAAGTCTTGGAACGCTGACGGAACGATTAAAACCGTAACTTTCAAGCCAGTAAATGAGACTGCACATCAAAATTCGGCTCAGATTCAAGAAAATCTAAAATTTGAACTGTCGGATGGTACGGTAGCAGCTTTCATGAATAGATTCGATGAACTGTCGGAGAGATTGGAACAGTTGGAATTTTCTGTGAATAAAACCGTGGCAAAATCCGGCACGCAATCGACCAAAAGAAAGGCGGATGCAGAATGAAGAATTTATTTCAACTCCTTAGCGGCATAAAGAATCCGCAACAGTTTTTACAAGGAATGATGAACAATAGTCAAGTGATGGGAAACCCTATGGCGAAAAATGCCATCGAAATGATGCAGAAGGGGGATGCCAAAGGCGTAGAGCAGATGGCAAGAAACCTCTGCAAAGAGAAAGGGGTAAACCCTGACGAAATGATGCAACAAATGAAACAGAAGTTTGGAATGTAAGACATATTAGAGGTTGCGCGCAAAAACCTTGGTGCCTCTTTATGAATAAAAAATAATCAATCAAAAGGAGGAATCTAATATGTTCAACTCTACAAACAATACACCTTTTACTATGCCTGTAATGCCGGCAACAGGCGGTTATGGCAATGACGGTGCTTTTAGCGATGGCGGCTGGCTGTGGATAATCGTAGTTTTTGCTTTGCTTTTCGGTTGGGGAAATAACGGTTTCGGCGGATTCGGCGGCAACGGTGGCGGCTATGTGGCAACAGCAGCTACACAGGCAGATATCCAGAGAGGATTCGACACACAGTCTATCATTGGAAAACTGGATGGTATCTCCAACGGTATGTGTGATGGGTTCTATGCACAGAACACCACTCTTATGAACGGTTTCCATAGTGTTGATAATGCTATCTGCAATCTTGGATACCAGACACAGCAGGGGTTCAATACAACTAATGTTGCTCTGATGCAGGGTCAGAACGCATTGCAGGCACAGCTTGCCGATTGCTGTTGCCAGAACAGAGAAGCAATCGCTCAGGTAAGATACGATATGGCGCAGGATACTTGTGCATTGCAGAACACGATGAACACAAATACCCGTGACATTATCGACAACCAGAACGCAGGAACAAGAGCAATCCTCGACTACCTGTGCGCTAAGGAAAACGCCGACCTGAGAGATAAGGTTCAGAAGCTGGAACTGGCTGCTTCTCAGTCAGCGCAGAACGCTTATATCGCGGCAAATCAGGACGCGCAGACAGCGGAATTGATTAGAAGAATCAACCCTATGCCTGTACCTGCGTATAACGTTCCTGCCCCTTATCCTTATTCTGGATATGGTAACGGTTGCGGTTGTGGTTGCTGATGGCAGACAACCAAAATAAAGGGTTATCTTATTTAGATATGCTTACTGTCCTGTCTTTGTTTTTGCAGTTTGTGACTTGCCAACAGGTATCGAATGATACGCTGTTGAATGAATTGCATAGGCAGGACAGATATTATCTGGATAAGATAATGAAAGACCAGAAGGAAATACTTAAAATGCTATCTGATATTAAATCAGACTTCGCCCGCAGTGGTTGATACAAAGAGGGTAGGCAGAAGTCTACCCTTAATTTTTTAGGAGGTGTTATTTTATGGCTTGTAAGAACGTATGCCGACTTTGCGATAATTTCATTATATCGCAGTCAGTGAATTTTACAGGCGGAAATCTGATTATAGATTTACCTGCTGGCAGTTATGCAGACTGCCGAAAAGTTTGTATTGTGGTGGCTCAAAAAATCCCCGATACCACTACAATCAATGCTCCTGTTTTTATTACGATTGGCGGTGGGGCTGTGCAGTATCCGCTTATGAAGCGTAATTGCAGACAGGTTGTGGCATCTGGCTTGAGAACAAGAACCAGATACAAAACAGTAGTTGAGACAACGAACAATTCTGGATTTTTCAGAATGATAGGGGAGCCTTGCTGTACGCCAGATAGCAGATTATCTGCTATCAACGGAGAAAGTGCCCCTGCAACAACAGGCGGAGGTGAATAATTTATGCACATTGAGAGAATGCACAAAATGATTGAGTGTCTTTGTGAAAAGGCATGGTCCGAAATGGAAAAAGGTCTGGAATGTGTTGATACCGCCGAAATGGGACAGGTTGTCGATATGATTAAAGACTTAAATGATGCTGAATACAAAGCTGTCATTACAAAGGCTATGCAGAAGGCAGAGAAAGAGGACGAAGAAGAAGATAAGGAAATCCTTAGACGGTTGAAATCCGAATACTACGAGGACGGAGACAGGCGTTTCTACGACCATTACAGATACGCTGACGGTCGATTTGCACCAAAGGGCAGAGGAACACGCAGAGGATATACAGAACCGCCTTACTACTTCCAGACACCCGATATGTACCACGAATGGGATAGCAAGAGTGACGCAGAGCGTGGCAGGGATTTAGACCGCATGGGCGGCAGAATGTACTACACCGAACCTATGATGAGCGGTTACGACAAGGCAAAACGCCACTACACAGAAAGTAAGGAAATGCACAAGGCCAATTCTCAGGCTGATAAAGAGCAAAAGATGCGCGACCTTGAAGCATACATGAAGGAGCTTTCTGGTGATGTGACAGAGATTCTTTCGGATATGACACCAGAAGAACGTACTCTGTTGAAAGCCAAAATGACAACACTGTTGCAGAAAATCGGCTGACATAAAACGGATAGGGGGAAATACCCCTATCTTTTTTAATTGGGGGTGGTAATGAAATGGTATTTGAGATAAACGGTGTAAAATGGAGCGTTATTTCTGTTATGCCGCTATCTGACTGTCTGCGGCGTTCTGACGGTAGTTTTACAGTCGGCGTGACCGATAACACTACGCACTGCATTTGCCTTTCAAATCGGCTCGTAGGCGGCTTTAAGAGGAAGGTGCTGATACACGAATTATGCCATGCAGTCTGTATGTCTTATAACATACATATCCCATTGGAACAAGAGGAATTTCTTTGTGACTTTGTGGCTACTTACGGGGATGAAGTTTTCGATATAGTAGATATGATGGTCGGGGAAATTCGGAAAACAGCATAAAAAAAGGGAGTATACCGAAATTGATATACTCCCGATTTTTGCGTAGCTTATGATTGCAGCTTTTACGAAAGGGTGTACTGTTATTATACCATTTTGTTGAGGTCAACACAATGGTTATTTTCTAAATTCCGACCTGTTCAAGAAGAAGGTTTAACCCTTTGCGATACGCCTCCCCCTTAGTGATATTGTACTCCGCACAGTACCTTTCAAGCCTTTTCTCCGTTTCCTCGTCAGTTCGTATGCTGTATTTGATTTCCTTCGGGTTGTTTGATTTTGGTCTGCCCATCTTTTTGCGAGAAAGTGCGTAGTCTTTCCATATCTTTGCTCCTTCTAAGTCTCCGCTGTTAAGCATATAACTTGTCATCAATGTTTGAATAGTGAAGTCGCAAATTTCTTTTTCTTTTCCAGGGGCGCAGTTTTTTGGAAGTTCCCCATTTATTTCTTTTCCGTCATACAAAAATGTAATTATGAATTTGCTCGACTTTTCCTTGTGGTTCACAACGGTAATGCAGTCTGGCAATCTACGATTAAGAATATCTAACATTGTCATAAAATCACTCTCCTGTCTTTAACTATGCAGAATTTCATGTAGATTGTCTCAATTATACTTTATGTGTGGCGAAAAGTCAATCAATTTATCATATCTTTTCTACCATTTTCGTGAACCCAAGTAAATGGTTATTTTTTCGTCAGTACCACAATACTGCCCTTGCTTGTGATGTTGTAGCCGATAGCGTCTGCCACATCCCGAATTTTGATATAGTTAGTGCCATCCTTCAAAATGCGTTCCGCAACGTGTCCCTTTCCATCAATGATAACCTTGCATTTCTCTACCACTTCTTCATCCTCCGTTCCGTAGTCGAAAACATCATTTACAAGCAACCAGTGTGTGAATTTGTTGCACCGCAGGGGGACTTCTCGCACACCGTAAGCAGAGCCGTCGGCAGCTATGTAGTAGGGGTATCCGTTTTTCATGCCAGTGTATACCCCGATATGCCCCTGCATCCAGACTAACGCCCCGATGGGTGCTTTTTCGATGGTTGAAATAGGGTTTACGCTTTTTGCTCGTTCTTTCCATTGGGTACTGCCGAGTTTCACGCCACACGCCCACGAAATCAGACCAGAGCAGTCTACACAAACCTTTCCGATTTTCTTTCGGTCACTATTCCAGACCATCTTTCCGTATTTGTTCTTCAGATAGTTGTAGTTGGCTTCGGTCATTACAGAGCCTTTCATGCCGTAAACGTACGCTATGCCAAGTTTGGAACGGCAGAAGGCTACCAATTCTTTACCAGTCATCTTTTTCGCCATATAATCATCCCTTTACAATCTCTTTGACCGCCTTGTTTTCTTTCAGCATTTTTCGCATTTCCTCCAGTGCTTCATCCACCCACATAGAGAAGGTGTCGAAGGATACCGCCATAGCTAATGCAGGGAACCGTTGCACGAATAAATCATAGGTCTGCCGCAATTTCAGCTTGCCTGTTCCGCTCCCCAACTCCGCTTCTGCCTGCGTGACCGCCCACAACAGCCACTCCTTGACCTTTTCCCTCTGTGCCGCCGTTGGCATTTTCAGAAACCGCCCGATAAATACACCGACCATCCCTGTGACCGCCATCAACGCAACCACCAGATACCAGTTTTCCATTAAGAATGTAATCTTATGCACTCGCTACATCTCCTTTCACTCTTTCAATACAATATCAGCAATACGGATAACGGCTTCAATGCCGTATTTTTCAGCCCATTCGCGAATCAACTTGATAACATATTTGTACCTGTTTTCATTTTTCGATTTCCAATAGTAGAAACCGTTTGCAACGCCGCACTCTGTAATTGAAGCAACCGCCACCTGTGCAAGCGGAGATATATCTTTCTCTGTGACGAAAGTACCATATATAACCGCCGCACTCAGGCAGATTGCTACAAAATCAGATATGTAAACAAGTTTCTTGCTCGTTTCCATTTTTCTTGCCATACGATCAACCTACTTTCTCCCAGCCCTGCTGGTATTCCGAGGGCTTCCAAGTATTGTTATCGATGGTCGAGCGATAGCAAACGCCATTCTCCGTGCAACAGTCCCCCTTCGCGTAGGGGCTGGTTGCCAGCGAGATAAAGGGCTTTGCTTTCGCAGGGTCATCACTCCATACAAAACCCCACTGTGCAGGCAATTCCTCGGGTTCGGCGGTGTAAATGGTGCTGTCATATTTCTGTAGCAGCTTTACCACTCTGCCTGCGGTACTCTTGCAGACAAAGCCGACAGGGCGGTTCAGCATATTTTCTTTTTCACAAGCCGTCTGGAAATCTGGGATAAACCTGTCCTCAGCGTTTAATTCCGTTCCTGTCATAGTGTCCGCTTTCTCCTGTACCGCCTGCGCCGCTAACTTTGCCATGTGCTTAATCGTTTCCATCATACCTCATTCACCCCCTCACTGATTGCCGCCTCTAATTTTTCTACCGTTACGCTGTCCGCCGCAAGGGCGTTTAACTGCTCCTCAATACGGTCAAGCTGGGAGGGTTTTGGTTCTGGCATGGGTTCTGGTTCGGGCGGTGTGTATTCTGAAAACGTACCTGTTTCGGGGTCATAAATCATGCCAAGCGTAACAGTATCGTCACAAGGAATAGCAGTCACAGGGTTGCCGGAAGGGTCTGGCGGCCAATGTGGTTCTGTTTCTTGGTCTTTCAGAACGTCAATCACTCTGTTTTGTAAAATCATTGCATAAGTTTTCATATTCTCACCTCACCATTCGATAATTACAATACCGTTGCCGCCATCGCCGCTGCTTGCGCGTTGTCCGCCGCCGCCTCCACCAGCACCGATTCCTCCATCTTTACCTGCATTAGAACTGTGGTCACCATCGCCGCCGTCTCCGCCTCGTCCAAATCCTGCGCCGCCGCCCCCGCCACCACTATATACGTCGCCGCCTGTGCTTGATCTGTTATAACCGCCTTTGCCGCCATAAGATTCAGGACTATCTTGGCCGTTTTCACTATATGCGTCTGCTCTTGCACCGTATCTACCGCCAAGTGCACCATTATGTTTTTTAAACTGTTTGCTTCCTCCACCTTCCAGTGTAACTAAATTGCCAATTACAGTCGCACCGCCGTCATTGCCTGCTGTGCCACCGATGCCTATTGTAATCTGAATGCTTGTTTGTGGCGTAACAGAATATGCTTTTTTAATTATTCTAGCTCCACCCTGTCCTCCGCTATGATTGCCGCCAGCACCTGCGCCAAAGGCAGTAACCAAAATCTTTGTTACACCGGAAGGAACGGTAAACGTGCCATCTGATGTGAATGTTTGTGTACCGTGTGCTTGAATTAGAGTACTTAATACTGAATTAACTGTATCAATTACCCATGAACCTACATCCCAACTCATGATACAACACCTCCAATCCTAGTTACTGAACCGCTAGTATCTATTGTAGTAGTTTTCGTGATTACGTTACCGGAAGGTCCAGTATACTTAGATACTACAGTAGTTAGTGTACTTGAGTTCTTTGTAATTGTTGTAACAGTTTTTCCACCATCACTGTGAGTTATTGTAACTGTAGTTACATTACCAGATGTACTAATAGTAGTATCTTCACTTGAAAACCCCTGCACATTCATGAGGGCTTCTCTGTTTAATGGCGTACCCTCTACGGATGGTTCGTCCGCCATTTCAACCGTCACATATTCGCTTGTGCCATCTGCATGGGTGATTTTTCTCCGCCCTACCTGTGTTGGGATTCTATCTAAAAAATCCTTCATAGCAACCGTTCACCTCCGCTATTTATCGTTCCGCAGGGGATGTATTCCTGCTTCATATTTTCTGTCATCGTCTTTCCGACTGCGGCAACTCGTTCCCAATCGTTGACCTCCTGCCAATCAAGGTAATTGCTTTCTCCGAATACAGGCAATCCCAATCCAACCAAAAACAACTGCACCAGAGCGGTATAATTCGCTCGGATACGGTTGATTTCCGAAAGCCAAGGTATATTGACTTCCTGCCAATCGGTGTAGGTTATGCCATTAAAACTCTCCCTGTAGTTTCTGTATGTTCTGGGGATGTAGTAGCCTTCCTTCTCAAGCCACTGCATCAATTCCTTGTGGTTGCCCTCAATGCGGTTCAAGTCCTGATAGTTCAGTGCGCCCTTATTGTTTTCCTCGTTCGCCTGAGCCGCTCTCGCCGTAACGGTGTCGGATACAGTTCGGTTAAAAATCGGTGTTATCCAAGCCATTAACTACCACCCCCAATGATATATTGGCACTCGCCCTTAATCGCGCCGTTGTAGGTCAATTTCTGCTGAACCATAGTAACAGGCGTTTCATTCGCGAAGTTGCTTGTGAAGTTGACAGAATCTCCAACGTCCAGTTCTGGATATCCTCTGTCTGGCGCACTGTAAGTGTTGCGCCGCAGAGTGACCGCCGCTACCCAGTTTGCGTATGCGATAGCGTCCGTCTGGTTGTCAATGAGCGTATTGCTAACGCCGCTCAAATCCTCGCCTACGTCACTGTATTTCTTCCTGTACTCGATTTTATTCTCCGTAAGGCTATTCCCATTGATAGTGACTGTCCCCGTCCCCTTGAGCGTTACAACGGTCTTGTAGGCGTAGAATTTTGCCGTGCCGACCATTGTTAAGCCGCTGCTTAATACAATCTGTTGGTTCGTATACGCCGAATGGGTGAAGGTATATTCATGCGCCGCGTTGGACGATACCTCAGCCGCATTGACCGCCGCCGTTACCTCCGAGTTAACCTTGACGGAGTTATACTCCACAGACAGGTTGCGAAGGGGAGGTATCTTCGTTGTGGTGGGCGTATCCGTCATTTTGTCAAAGTTGATATCAAATCCTGTCGCGCTGTCATTCTCGCGCAAAATCTGAATATAACCGCCGCGGCTATGGTTCATGATACAACGCCCTGCATTAGCTATCAGCTGCAAGCACTCATTCACTTTGGAGGAGGGCAGGGGATTGTGCGTGTAGATTGTTTTCAGTGCGTTATCCAGTTCGATTGTATTCTCAAATCCTGCAAACTTCATAACATCTGTAGCAAGGTCGAACAGGCTTCTTCCTGCCGCCGAATACACGCCCTCGTCATAAGTCATTGTCAAATGGTCTGCCAACCCTACACACTTTATGCTGACCTCTGCCACAATTCCAGATTTCGATACATCAAAATCGCCTGTAGAGTAGGACAAGCCCCAAGGTATCCACTCAATAGAGCCGTCCGACAATTCATAGCCGTACTGGTAATTGACAGGCTGTCTGCTTTCCAGATATTCCCATAAGCCAGATGGGTTTTCGGGGTCATATCTTCTTTGCGTATCAATCAGCGTAAATTCAAATTCCTGCTTTGGAATTTTGGACGATAACAAGTCGATTTCCTTCGTAGAGGAACAGCTTGTAATATCATCGGTAGTCAATCTGCTTACCAGACCATAAATCAACGAAAGCAGCCTTGCCCTACGGTGCGGTATGCTTGATTTTATCCAAAAGAATTGTGCTTCGTTGCATATCGGAATATGCTCTGACATTTCCCAATAGGTTGTATTTGGAGAAAATGTCTTATCAAAAACAGAAACACCATCCTTTTTCATCAAGATACGAAAACTGCTCGGATAATCTCCCATGCTTTCATCAAACTGAAAGGTTAGCCCAGGGAACTGCACATAGTCATCAAACGTAACCTTTACGCTTGGCTGTATAGCGTATATCCCTGTATCGTCACTGATTTCCGTACCGACATACCCTTGATAAATCGGGTTTACTTCTCTCGGCAACGGATTCTTGCCGTCCAACACAAAGCGGTTACGCTCCATTGTTTGATATGTGGATGGGGCGGTTGTGCCGACATCCACACTGTCAACGTCACTGTACGGCAAATGTCCGTTATCCGTTGGTCTGCTAAGACCAGGTGCATCGGGGTCTGTCACGCCAAATACAATTCTCACATAGGATAGGTTGCGGAGCGTTTGTTCTGTTTCCTCTTTCCATTTTTCTGTTACCGGATACATAAAACCACCGCCTTACTTCCCTGTATCTACGAGCGAGGCTTTCAGCCCTGTAAACATTTTCGGTGTGCCGTTCTCTGCTACCCAATATGTAGAAACGGAATAATCGCCCCAATACATTTCCCTTGTGATGAATTTACCTTCTTTCGGGTCATAGTAGGTCACTTTGCCTATGAAGGTTTCAATCAACTGTAAAATCTTCTGCAATTCCTTGGGATAAATAACCTTCCACTCCAAATTCAATTTTACTTGGCGGCGGTTTATCTTTTGAGCCACCACAACGCCGTTTGCATTTCTGCCACTGTCAACCAACTGCTGACCTTCGTATTCCTGCACAGAAGGGCAGGTAATTTCTGTGCCGTTATATCTGATTACTGCCACAAAAACCACCTACCTTTGAAATGCACCAAGACCAAAGTTGATACCTCGTCTTGCGGATACTCTCTGTTGATTGTTATAAATAACGTCTCCATCCAGTTCAATCTTCTGATTCAGTTCGATTGGCTGACTGCTACCGTTCGCCATTGCCTGTGACATAGCTGTTAAAACTGCATTAAAAATTGCACGTTCTATCTGGTCATTGCCGCCAACGGCTGTTTTGCCGCCAATACTTCCGACCAGTTCCGGTCCTGCCTCTCTTGCAATAAACAGTTCGCCAGACCGAGGAAAACCGCCATTCGCAAACATTTCTATATTGAAACGCTGCGCCTGTTGCATATTGTAGCCGCCGACATGACTGTATTTCTTTCCTGTCAGTCCTGCCAGTGAGTTTGCGTCCGAAACCATCTGGTTTAGCATCCTTGTGACCTCATCAGATACTTGCTGCAAGGTCTGTCTGATAGCATCAAACGTGTTGTAAATGTTATCGTAAACTTTTAACAGATACGCTGTTATCTGTGCATTGGAAACCGTACCAAAATTCGTTGTTATAGCACTTATGGTTGCATAGAATGTATGCATATTTGAAATAATATCTGCCGTTATCATTTTAAAGTTTTCTCTCAATATAGCCCATGTCGCATCCCACTGTGAAATGTCTGGTGCTTCAACCGATACAACAGGGGCAAGACTGCCACCGCCAGATACTTTGTCTACGATTTCATCAATAACACTGCCTGCGCCCTTGACAGATTCTTCCATACCTTCAACGATACCTGCGCCCAGATAAGCACCGACCTCTCGTTTAAACAGTTTGGAAGGGGAGTGGATTTCTGCCGCGCTCTTTGTGCCACTAAGTATTCCGCTTACAACTTCCTTCACACCAGAAGGCACTAAAGAGAGCAAACCTTTTTTAATGCCCTCCCACATCCATTTGCCGATTTTCTCAATCGTGCGTCCCATGGATGTTACGGCATTGTATACGCCCTGTGGTATCCCTTTAAACAGGTCGATAATCATTTTTATTTTTTCTGGTATTGAAGATGAAATCCAAGTTGAGATATCATTTCCCCATGTAGGGAAGATGGAGGATATTAAAGTTGAAATTGCAGTGCCAATTTTAGATGGCAATTCAGAGAACCAACCAACAATATCACTTATAATCTGCGGTATTGTTTCCGTGAAGAAATTCTTAATTGCAGTCCATTTTTCAGAAATGGTTGTTTTGACGGCTTCCCACAATTCAGAGGTTGCCGTCTTTAATTCATTCCATTTCTCTGGGTAGTAGCTTACAATCTCATCCCATGTTGTTTTGAAGAAATTTTTAATAGAGTCCCATACTTCGACTACTGTTTTCTTAATACCATCCCACAACTTCGCAAGAAACTCTTTTATCTCATCCCAATGCTTTATAGTCATAAAAACGGCTAATATAGCCGCCCCTATGGCAAGCGTCCAAGGACTTAATATAAATCCTGCAATCTTCGGTCCAAGACCAGCAATAGCAGTTCCTATACCAGTAACAATCTCCGAGCCTGCTATCTTTGCTGCGATTGCTTTGGCTATTGAAGCACCCAGACCAGTAAATTTCAATAACGCAACAGCGGCTATGATAGTTGATTCTATCGGCGCAACATCAACAAAACCATTCCACGCTTCAAGTGCCGCCGATATTGCTTCAAATATCAGCGTTCCGATATTGGACAGAATGGTGACAAAATCAATTTCCTTTATGAATGTTCCAATTTTTTCTCCTATCATTGCCCAATCTGTACCCCGTACGGCTTTTATCAATGTGGTTAAAATACCGTTTATCCATTTATTAGCCGTATCCGCGGCAAGGACAAAATCGAAAGTAGAGAAAAATGTGTTAAGTCCTTCTGCTATGGATAACCCGAAATTATCCCATTTAAACTCAGTACCGAATGAATCAAGGAAATGCAATGCGGTGTTCAATGCGCCTGCTATTGTTGCCCCTAAAACAGAAAATGTATCGGGCGATATTAAGCCGTTTAAAAAACTTGCTAACCCAGTTCCGAATTTGTCCGCCTTTTTATATATTGCATCCCAGTCAATACTGCCGAGTGCATCTTGTATCTTCTGACCTAAATCAGCACCAAGGCTGTAAAAGTCCCCCGTTTTAAACGCTTCTTTTATTCTGTCAGCAAGACCTTTTATCTTGGAATCAATCTCGACAGTTTCAAACATATCGGTAGGGAGAAGGTCTCCTGCGTCATTGCTATCTCCATCGTCTGGGCTTCCACTGTCACTCGGTTTGTCTATGATGTGCAATTCATCAAATCCGAGCGTATAGTCCTGCATTTCCTTTAATGCCTTAGCCGCTTTTCCTGCGCCGCCTGCCGTTTTTTGTAGGCTTTTTGCGTAGTCCATCTGCACTTTTTTAGCCTGTACCGCATACCCTTTGCCTGTCAGTGCCGCAATGAATTGTCCCAACATATTGATTGCCTTCGCAAGCCAACTAATGAAAGTAGCAAGGTAGGGTGCGACAACAGAAAGAATAGGCTCAAACGCCGCCGCAAATGCGTTTCTCAGCTGCATTAAAGCGGACATCATAGAGGAAATATTGGCGTTTACCGATTGGCTGTACTGCGCTAAACTCTGCATACCTTCTGCAAATGCAGACTGTATGGTACCAATCAGCTGAAATACAGTGGAGTACAGTACAGACATACCAACCATTTTAGGCAAAGAAAAACTATTGCGACCGCCAGAGCGACCAAAAAGCCCACCGGATGAACGCCCACGAGATTTATTTGAGCGTTTCCTCGTTCCTTCACGTTGCGTTTTTTTACTCTGATTTTCCTGCAAACCCTCTTGAATGTTCGGTATTTTAGAGCGTGCAAGTGCAATAGTATCTTTCAGATTAAGATTTGCTATTTTTGATTTTTGGCTTATTCTCTCCAACTGCTTTTCAAGCGGCTTTAACTGTTTTGCATTTGCACCAGACGATTTCAATTCTTCTATGGTTTCGGTCAGAACTCTAACCGTATTTTCCATATTTTTAAATTCTCGTTCTGCCTTTTCGATTTCCGGAAATTTGATTTCGCTAAGTCCGAGTTTTTCTAAGTCAACTCTAAATCCATTGACAAGACTTTTTGATTCCTCGATAGTTTCAGCGAATTTCCCATTATCAATATCCAGAACGCCTGTCATGCCAAGATTTTTTGAGATCTCTTTTTCTATTCCAGAAAATCTGTCTGTTTTTGCGGCGTTTTCCGAAACACGTTCCATTGCGGCGGCAAGCTGTCCTGCAACGGAAACAGCACTGCTTGTTTCGCTCGTTAAATCGGACATTGATTTTGCTGCATCCTGTATCTGTTCTCCGTTAATCTGCTTGCCCATGTCAAAAATAGGGATATCCTTCAAATGACTATAATCTTCAACAGGTGCAGATTCTTTTTTTGTCTTTTTTGTGAGTTGTCCGAGATTCACACCTTTTAACGCAACACCGATTTCCTTTGCGCTGCTTGCGGCTTTTGAAAAGTTGTGTGCTATGATTCTTGCTTGTTTCGCAAATTCTTTTATGCCGTTAATCTCTATTTCTGGTGTTTTAATGCTCTCCAAAACAGATTTAATTTCACGAATCTGTTTTGTGGAATCTCCTGTTTTCCCAATACCCTCAATAGACTCGCTCAACTTTTTGACAGACTTTTCCGCATCGGCGGCATCCGCCACAATCTTTATCTCAAGTTTATCTATTTCACTCATTATCCATTTCCACCACCTTCCCGTGAGAGATTTCAAAGTTAGACTGCATGGTTTTCAAACGCTCAACAAACAATTCACGCTGCTTTTGCAATTCATCATCGGAAAGAGGTTTGTTCTGCTTTTCGATTTCTTCAAAGAACGGATTTTTGGGATATTCGGATTTCGCTTTTCTTCCTGCCAAATTTCGCTCTACACCGACAGTAACGGCGGCAAGCGTATACTGACCGTTTATCCAATTCAGGTAATCTGCGTTTCTGACACGTTGATTGTATCCTTCTGCAATCGCAGACAATATTCTTGGATTCATTATCCAAAATTCATCCCACGAAACCCCAATAGCGTATGCCTGTGGGAACCATTCAGCAGTCAACAACTCACGAAACGATTTGTAGTTTTTTCTTATTCCGCTTCGCTCTGATTTTCCGCAGTTTCCGCTTCCGTTGTCTTGTTGGCAGCCCGAAAAAAATCAGACTGTTCCATAGCATCAGACATAGCTTCTGCCATTTCCTCAAAACTTCCACCGGAAACAATGTGTTTCTGCATTTCTTCCCCAGCCGCATTTCTTCCAATGCCAGCACAGATACCGAAATACGCTCTCATCATGGACATGGGCTTATCCTGCATAGCTTCAAGAGAAATACCTTCGTCCTCCAAGTCGCAAACAAGGTTAAAATCAAATTCTTTTGCCTTATATACTTTTCTGTTAATGGTAAAGTTTTTCATTTGCACAACTCCTTTTCTGAACAAATAAAAAAGGGATGGGTCTTTCTCCATCCCTTTAAGTTTTATTAGTAGTAATATTCGGCTGAATTGGCGTTTTCTTCGCTATCCGTCACAGCCTGTTCATTCTGCGAATAGCGTTTTATTCCCCCGTGAACGCAACCGTAACATCCATGCCCTTATATTCTTCAATCGTCAGCGGCATTTCAACTGTCAAAAGTTCGTTCTGGCTGATTTCCGGCTGTGGAATCTGTTCGGGAGGTTGTGCCACAACAAAGAAAGAGTTTTCAAAACCAGGCACGATTGTTTCAAACCACATTCTTTTGCCGCCTGTCAGACCTTTGTATTCTGTAATCAGACTCTCCCATTCTTTTCTGGTATCATCTGTAAGGTTTACTGTGATATTGAAAGAACCGCCTGTGTCAGCTCTACCCTTAACGTATCTTGTAATTTCATCTTCCAGTGCGGAAGCATCAATCTGTTCTGGCTCAATAGTAATGCCACCGATAGCATTTATTCTTGTAAGCCTTTTGAAGCTTGTCGGTTTTGTTCCCGCTGTGGTTTCCACGCCATAACCAAATGTGATTCCCAAACTGGAAATACCTGCTACTGCCATATTTCATTCCTCCTTTTTTGCATAAAAAAATAAAGCCCTAAATGGCTTTATCACGTTAAACTGTCATTTGCTCCTATTGTCCTTTGGAATCTTGCGGTACTTCTGTATGTATCCCCCTCATTAAATTCTGGAAGGGCAATAACCTTGAACCGCATTTCTTTGAATACGTCTGCTACAACAGACATTATTCTGCCTACATCCGATTGGCTTGTGTTTGTGAATATATCCACTTGGAATGTTTCCAATGTTGCGTTTATGGAGAGTCCCTCAAGGTCTGCTCCACGCTCCGCCGCCGCCATACGATGAATATAGACGGTAGGAAAGATAGCATCACTTAATTTCTTTCCGTTGCTTGTGAAGTATATGGTCGGATATTTCGATTCCAATTTTGGCTTAGCTTTCGTTTTTACGATTGAGAACACAACCGTTCCAATATCATAAGCCCATGAATTATCACTCAACCAAACACCTCCTTTGCAACCTCCGCAATCTTTTCTGCTAATTCTATGGACGTTTCATACATGAATGGGCGAGAGGGCATACCTTTTGTCCAGTGCCATTCGCCGTCACGAAAGTAAAACCATCCTTTTTCTCCATGATTATTTACGTCATACTTCCAACCAACAATGCCAATATCGGGATGCGGATTTTCCTTCCCGACAACGGCTGTACCGAATTCAATAAATTTTGCCCAAACGCATCCAGTGTACACAATCCACGTTGCGCCTTTTTTAATGACCGCCCCTTGCTCATAATTGATACTGCTAAGAAGTTCTCCTGTATAAACGGCATCGTATTGAGCAACCTTCATCTTGGCGGTCTGTACGCCGATTTGAGCGAGTTTTTTCGCAAACTCGTTACATTTATCGGTTAAGCTATATGCGTAGCTCTCAACCTCTTTTACGGCTTTCTGGATGGACTTATTGGACATGATGTTGATTGATATTTTTTTAGACATAGAAACACCTACTTTACATTCTTTTGCAAAAGAAACAAATCAACCGTCAGCCCTTCATCCGCAACGCCTTTGACAATGTAATCACAACTTGTCTTATCGACCATTGCCGCTTTATACCGCACCGCTGATTTCTTCCACACCAAATCCCCGACAGACAAAGGAAGTTTTCCCTTGTCATCGACAATCTGAACGAAATTTGTTGAATTATCAACGCCAAACTCCTTAATAAGAGATTCGCTCAATTTGTTGCTTATGGAAGAATAGAAGGGGACTGGCACATCATACCCAGTTGTGTATTCTCCTGTTTCTATCGGCACTTTGTTTCCGTCCACAGTGATGTATTTCAAATTGCCTTCCTCGTCCGTATCATAAACAGGGACTTGACCGATTTGCTTTGCATAGAACATCTTTTGTCTGTTAATATCGAGCATTTTGAAACCACCTACTCATGATTCATTCGTTCCTCAAGAGTATCAAGCCTATGATGTGCAGATTTAAGGCTCTGCTCCAACTTGATAATCTTGTCATTGTGCTTATTGATTTCTTCCCTCATCGTTGAGATCTCCGACTTTATTTCCTGTGTTGTTCCTGCGATAGCATCCAGTTTCATATTGATTCTGGTGTTATCCTTCACACGTTCCTCAATATCCTTTGTGTCTGTATGCTTGCTACTTTTCAACCCGAAAAAGACGGAAAATGCCAAAGAGACTATGCTTATGAGGCATGCTATTTCGACTTGCATTTCTGTACCGCCTTTCTGCTTAATAATTGCGCATCAGCCCACCGCCACTTGATACGATGCACCCCTGCTGCCGTTTCGTTAAGAAATAGAAATTTATCGAATTTAATTGAAAATTAAGCGGAAAATTTAATTAAATTTCATTTATTTTCGATTAAACTTTCATTATTCTATAGAATTATTGAAACTATACTTTGCACTTTGAAACAGCAACGCACCAAAAACGACTAAAGGGGTCGATACCAACCCCTTTAAAGAACCTTTACAAACGGGTATACGCCAAAGAACAAATCCTCTCTATTCTTCCAAGAACGGCTCACTCCGTTTTCAGAATAGCTTGCCATATATGCTTCTCCTGCCTGTGAGCGGTCATAGACTGCCAAGTCAACGATATTGTTCTCAAACCTTTTCAAATCCTCCGCAATATCATCCTCCGAGTATGTATCTGGATACATACGCTTTATGGCAATCTCTTTTTTTGCCTGCTCTATCAGTTGATTTAAGAGTGGGTTTTCTTCCTTTCGGTCGAATACCACAGTATCGTCCTCGTCAACATGAAACTGCCGCAGTCTGATTTTTACTTGCTCTAAAATGCTGTAATCAGCCATAAGCAATCACTCCCCTTACATGCCAAACGCAGACAAGATATACTGTTTCAACTCTGTGCCGTTCATTTCAGCCGCGCCATCAATGCCAACCTTCAACGCCAACTGTCGCAGTTCATCGACAGGCATGCGCGCGATTTCGCTTTTTGTATAGGCTTTCTTGCCGTTAGAATCTGGCACTTCCTCGAAAGGCTCATACCAGATTCCGTTATGTTTTACTTTGTGGTCGAATTTCATTTAACCGACCTCCTTTTTAGTAGCATTTAATAACATAGGTGCTGTCCATTCTCTCATAAGAGGGCAGTACAATTTCGGATACGGTTGTCTTTGTCTGCACAGGGTCATTAGACACCGTTACCGCAACCGCAACGCCTGTATTGACAATGGATACATCTGCATTTTCGCTACCCATCAGCGTTCTTTCTTCTGGTGTAGTACCGTACCATGTGTTGCCCAGTGCGCCGTTAGGAATCAGTGTTGCAAAACCATCTGGATAGAATTTGGCAGCGGTGCCAGCTTCGTTTTTGTACTGCTTGGAATAAACAACGATGTTAATTCCGAGTTCGTTAGAAAATATTTCTTTCACACGATTATCATCCATGAAGATATTTGCTGTTGCGTTCTGTGCCAGAATTGCAGATTTGATGTTCTTATTCTGCTTCAGATAGCCCATGGTCTGTCTGGAAACAATCATAGCAGAAGGTCTTTCTCCCGTTTTGGCTTCTACGGAATCCATTGCTTTCGCAATATCTCCCATAGGGTCAGAATTTTCAACGTCAGACCATTTATCAGTTGTTCCGCTCAACTCTGCAAAGTTGTTTGTTTTGTACTCGTTGTTAGGGTCGTAGTTGTATGCGTATGTAGTACCATTTGCCTCAATAGAAATCTTAGGAGAGCCATCAGCAGGGGAGAGCAACTGCATAATCATTCTTTCGGGTACAACCTTTGCACCTTCAATCAAATCATTTACATCGTCAAAAACTCTGTTCAATATCTCCTGCGCATAGGGGTCTGTTGACTCCTGAACACGCAACATTTCCTGCTCGTCAGTTTCTTTGACAATTCTGGATTCACGGAAGAACGCCATTTCTGTCTCTGTCATCTTAAAACCTTCTCTACTTCTCAGTGTAGAAACTGCATCAAAGTTAGAAGGAGACAGAGAAACAGGCAGACCTTTTGACGTTTTAATCCACTTCAAATCAAGGCCCATTTTCTTTCTTGCAGGGAACAACCCAGCACCAAGATATTCTTTTGCATTGCTTGCAACCTCTGTCTGCACAATGGCAACCGCCTTTGCGCTGTATACGTCTCTAATTTTCATTACTTTACACCTCCTTATTCAAATACAATCAGCGGCATAGCGGTTTTCGCCTCTGTCGCAATCGTAATGCCTGCGTTTGCATTTGCATTTGCTTCATTCACGGAAGCGAACGCCCTTACGATAGTTCCGTTGGGGTTTTCATCGTATGTGTCAGAAAGCAAAATCCCGATAGCTGTATTGTCATTTACCTTCTTTCCTTCTGCGGAAATAGGGTTCCCAGCCTTGCACACGCCTTCCGCAAAAGCCGATGCATCCAGTTTTATAGGAACGAACAACTCGCCGCCAAGTTTTCTTTTCAGAATTTCTTTCTGTGTAGTTACATTTGTTTCAGTGAATTTCATTTTCATACCTCCTTACATATAACTTTTCAAGACTGATTCAGCCGTTTTATTTGCATCAGACCATTTACTTCCGATTTCCTTTGCAATTTTTTCAGCCTCCGTCTGTGTTTCGCCGCCGCCATTACTGCCGTTAGGGTTAGGGGAATTGTTTGCAATCTCCACCTCTTTGGCTTTGGCAGCAGCCGTTTCTTTATCAGAGATAATCTGACCGAGAACGTCATAATCAAATGTGCCGTCATCCTTCACAATCTGCGCCGCCTGTTCAGCAGTTACTTTGAATTTCGCAGCCGCAGTGCTTCTCTGCGTAGCCAATGTCTGTGCCTTCTCAAGTTCTGCGATTCTTGCGTTTGCCGTTTCCAACGCTTTGTTGGCTTTTTCGGTCTCAGACAATCCATTGGATTCCAATTCGTCAATCTTAGCCTGTAATTCATCTGCTTTATCGGCTTTTTCTTTGTACTGCGCTACCTTGTTTTTCTCGTTCAGCACTTCCTTGTTGCTCTGATTCAGCAGATTGGTAATCTGCTCATCTGTTGCTTCTGGAAAAAGTTTCAGCACATCTTCTCGTTTCATGGTTATTACCTCCTGTTCTTTTACTCACGCTTTTGTTACCGCAGGTCGCGCCTGCTGAGTTTTGCTATTTACCGCATAGCTACTTATTTTTTTTGCAAACAAAAAACAGCCGCTAAGGACTGTTTAAGTTTTCGTGTATTTAAGACTGCATCTGCAATTTACAATTTCCTCTGCGCTCGCTCCCAAAGAGTAGTCACGAGGGAAAGACATCTCGGATGCACCTATTTGAAAAGAATCGAATATCCCGACTTTATATCCATTCGCTTCGGCGTGTGTATGCCGCACCTTATCATCAAGCATGGTTATCCAAGTCTTGTACTTATAACCCTGCTTAACCATTCTGGTGTATTCTCGGTAGTTGCCTATGGTATTTGCTTCGTTCGCCGCAATGTTCATGGCACGCTCAACAGATGTAAAGTAGGGCGTATCCTTATTTTCAACGGTTGTTCGGATAATATCTTCTGTGATTTTCTCCGAATATTCTTTTATGTATGCTGTTGGTTCTCTGACCTTTAGAAACTTCAACGCCGTCTTTTCGTATTCTGCGGAAAGACTTTGAATGAAGTCTCCTTCATTTCCTTCTTGTTCCAAGAAAGCATAAAAAAAAGAAATAAAAATCGGCTCAAGTTCTTTTGCCAACTCAAGCCGTTCTTTCTTTTCTTCGTCAGATATTTCCATTTCGCCGAAATAGGTTTCATATACAATTTTCTCTGTATGCAATTCGTCATTCGGGATTCTTGACATGAAACCACCTCTTTATTCTTCTGCAACTGTTTGAGATTGTTTTGCAATCTCAGCCGCCCTGCGTTCCTGTTCTTCCTTTTCCTCTGCTGTCTGCCACAAAGCATCCATGTAAGGCTTGGAAAGAAGGAAGGTTTTTTCGGAATCTCCCCACAAACCAACTGTTTTAACCGCGATAAGAGGGTGTATTCCTGCCTGCAACAGTTGGTATAGAGTCTGCGATTTTGTATACATATTGTCCTGTGGACTATGATTTATCTGCACATCAAAATCCCTTGTAGTAATGCCCAAATCGTCATGCTTAATGCGAATGATATTCAGCACTACCTTTGCAAGACGTTTCTCCGCCGCTTTTACGATAGGGTCTTTCAGTTTTGCCCTTGTCTTAGAGAAGTCCCATCCGTTACGAAGCTGCACCGCACCCTGCGTATCACCGCCAGAGTTGTTATTGTTTTTATTAGGGATTGCGAGGATGGAAAGGGCATTGTCCCAAAGGTCATCCTTTGCAACCTGTGATTCGGTCTGGTTCAACTCCTGTGTCATAATATCGACATCGGCTTTGTTTTCGCCGTTGTTCGACTTAACAACCAATGCGCCCTGCATTTTCATTTTCCCAAATTCTTCTGAATCAATATCGCAGTTTACGAATTTTACCCACGACTGAACAAACTGCTCAATAGAATCCATGCGGTTTGACTGCATATTGTTAATGGAATCCAGAATGTCAATGACAAGTTCAATATCAGATAACCGCTCATGGTTATTAGGGTATTCCACAATCGGTATACCGCCAAAAGCATGAAGTCTCCAATCTGTAACGGAAGAATCATGTACTTCACAGGAATGTGTCTCCGTAAAGCACCTCTTATACAGTTTTCCGTTCCTATCCTTCGATTCCTGCACCGCCAAAATCGGTTCTTCTGTGTTTGCGTTATAAATCACAAATGTGTTCAGCGGAGTAGGGGATACAATACGAAATTTAATATCTCCATTTGAAAATTGAACAGCTTTAAACGATGTACCTGTTGCGGACTGCCATTCTCCAGACTTAATATCCTTTGACTGTTTATCAACATCCACCATGTAATCATTCAGAATGTCTACAGCTTTGTTTATCCGCTCATCATCCTTGCGGCTAACAAACTGTACAGGCTCTCCGTATGTTTGCCCGACCTTAAACTGTACGATTTCGTATGCGTGATTTTCAACAACCTTATTCACGATATCGTCTCTGACAACCTTTTTGCGGTAACGTATCGGCTGGTCTCCCTTGTAGTAATTCCAAAGGTATTCAATGACCGTTTTATTTGCATTGAAAACGCCGATACACTTTCCGATTACAGAAACGATATTTTCTGGCGTTATTTTCTCTACATTCGTGTATGCAATTTTTCTGCCGTAATTCCCCCGAACAATCTCTTGGAGTGTCATTCTATTACTCATGCGGCACCTCCCGATAAAAAACAAAACAAAAAACACCGACAAAAATCGGTGTTCGTCTGCTTGCATATTTCTTTATTCTAAATATACCACACTTTTTCGGGACATTCAGGACAACTTTCTAATTTTCGAGAAAACGATAAAACATTTTCTTTACACTATCCTCCGTGTTGCCGCCAACCCTTCTTGCAACATCAGCCCAAGAAAGACCATCAATAAATCTAAGGCGGATAATTCGCCTCATATGGCTATCTTTTATATCCGCTATAAACGCTTCAACTTTGTTTATCGTTTCCAACAACTCTAATTCAAGTTCGCATAATGTTGCTTTTCTTGAATAAAGCAACGCTTTTTTTCTGTTATATTCTGGATAGGGGAAGCCCTCAATGACAAATGTTTCCAAGCCGCCAACTCCGCCAGATACTTTGTCAAGAACCATTCCTTCCTGCTCTATTTTTATAATCTGCTGTTCAAGAGTTGATATTTTTTCTCTTACCTCGTCGCATTCTTGTTGGAGGTCTGTGTATTGTTTTAGAATTTCCTTTGTCAATAATATACGCCCCCTCTAAACGGATTTATGGTTGCCTCTACCTTCGCAATCCTATTTCCCTTTGTGATTCTTACCGCAAAGTTTGAAAAAACGTCTGGAACGTCATCAAACTGTTTCTTGCTACTTACAGAATATCGTTTCAAAAGTGACATCATTACTCCGTAAGGCTCTTTCGGGGAATACATGGATTCATCCTTGAAAATAACGTGCTGCAATATCCAGTTGGAACACTGGAAAATCCTTGCCTCTTTGTTTGTCTCTGTCGGCGTATCTGTAATATTGCAAATCCAACCCTTAGCCTCTACACGTTTATTCACTTCCATAGCAACCCTGTCTCCGCCTGCGTTTCGCTCAAATTCGCACTCCTGTACTCCATTATTGACAATAGCATTTGCGGCGTTTTCATACTGCATTTCATAGTCCGCCGTATTATCGCATACGCAGTCAACACAGTAATAGTTATCTCCGTATTTTTGCAGGATTGGCAGAACAAAATAGTCTGTTCCTTTTCCCTTCGTGTCGCACTGTGCAGTAATAATTTCCGGCTCTCCATGTGGGAGATTTAGGTATCTTCGTATCTTATCTTCAGGGAAAACAAATCCCTCACGTTCGATAGGCTCCTGCTTATACAGACATCGGTAGGAAATATCGTCCATCAAAAGTTGTTGGTCTTCAAAAAATTCTTTTGTAAACCCAGAAAATTCATAATCGAAATTACTTTCTTGCGTAATCGGGTCAATATCTGGTACTGCTATGGTTTTAACCCTCGGATTTCCTTCATACATATTTTGAATACGCCCGATAACATCATGCACAGACCATCGTGTAGCAATATGTATTTCCTTGCAGTTTTTGCCTTCGGAATCCTGTATTTTCCTCTGTCTCGCATCAACTGCGTATTTATTCCACAGCTTATCAAGTATCATAGGGTTCATAGCTTCCTCGATACCGCCTATCATATCATCCACAAACAGAAATTTAGATGCCCTTACTTTACCGGCATTTTTGCTGCCTACGGATGTGCATTGAACAGAAGGGAACGGCTTATATTTCCCGACATTAAACTGCTCTGTTTTTGCATTTGTACTGGTAACGTGTAGGTTAGGAAATATCTCGTTCCATGCGTAATCGTCTATGTTCGTGACAATATCGTACACACCATCGTAGTACATCCTCGTAATATCCCCACTATGAGAATAAAAGAGGTTAAAGTCTTTCGGAAACCAACCAATGACCGCAGCGTTGAAGAATTTCTCGATTGTCGTTTTCCCTGCCCCAGGAATTAGGCTGACACACAGAATATCGTACTTATCATCAATCATCCCTTGTAGCGCATCCATTAGCCCGATTTTCAAAAATTGTTTTCTTCTCGGCATATAAAATCGTTCTTTCGGCTCTCTTTTGTGTTCGATATAACGAAAGAAACTATCGACAACCTTATTCTGCGCTTCTATCAGTAAGACGGAATAAAATTTCTCTATAATTTCATAGCTTACTTTTTCTTTGAAGGCGTATTTTTCTAAATCCCAAATTGTTCCTCCAGAAGTATCAATGCAAAAGGTTTCAATGATTTCCTTGCACCTTTTTGATATTTTAAGACCGTACTCAATATCCTTCTCATTCGTAACAGCGGTTTTGATAGCTTCGCAATACGCATCAATAACCTGTTCATTGATTCCGTTATTCGATATGTATTTCTCGTAGTCCTGTACGGCACTTATCAACTCAAAACTTGCCATTAAAAAAGCACCTCCGCTCAAATAAGCAAAGGTGCAAAAATCCTTTGCCCTCAGATGTTTAGGGTTATCGGCTAACTTCCAAATCGTTAGTCGGTAATTGTTTTTAGTTTATGTCTGCAATGGTTTCCACAAAGCAGTTGTAATAAATATATCTTTTCCCATCAAAATCAAATTTAACATAACCGCCGTTGTTTGTATCAATATCGATTTTCCCTTCATAATTTGCTATTTTCTTTCCATCTGCTGTATACACAGTAATGGTTCTCTGCAACCCTCCCGATATGTCACTTTTAATGTTTACAACTGTTCTGTCAATGGTTGAACAACCAGTTGCTCCAATTATTGTGCAAACCAAAATACAAGCGATTGCGAACAGACTAATAATTCTTTTTTTCATGTGCATCACACTCTCCTTCCTTGACGCAGTCAGTAGGAATCGAACCTACACATCATTTTGACGGACGGATTAGCAATCCGCTGCGATACCATTACGCCATGACTGCAAATTATCTCACATACCTTTCTTTCCTTCTCCACGCCTCATCATTGTACTTCTCAAGCCATTTACACCGTTTAGCAATACATTTATGCTTGTAAGCAAGCTCCTTGTTCAACGCACCAGTATGAGCCTTGCAGTGGCAATATCCGATTGCGTTCCCTATGTATTTACCTGTTATTGATTTCTCTCTCATAGGCAAAATCCTTGCATAATACCAGTTTTGCGACTTTAACACATTCTTTTCGGTTATCAGTATCGGTGCATTTACCGTCTTTGTTGTATCTGCAAGTTTTTAAATCGCAATCACTCATTTTCGCAACTCCTCTTTGAATTTGAGAAATTTCTCCAACTGTTCTTGGTCTTTTTCAGTCCCGAACAGTGTATCAGGGAATGGCTCGCCTTTTATGTACATGTTGAAATATTTAGAGGCAGTAGGCACGCTGATTCCTATATGTCTTGCTGCTGCGGAAAGTGTCATCCGTCCGCTACAGAACGCTTCAAATGCTTCAAAGAATTTTCTCTTGCTTATGGTTTTTACGCCTTGCGCCATTGCAAACACCGCCTTTCGTTTTCAATCAAATAATCGGGATAACGTGTGCGTTTCCGATAGGCAGAAAGGGGTACATCCAATCTGCCATCGGCATTTTTTTAATTCAAGTGGGATTTACGCAACCAACACTCTATTCTGGTGCGACCAGACCTCTTAGATGGGTGTGGATTTGCACCACACATGAACCGCATTCCTATCAGCGTCCTCCGTACAATATTGTACCCGACCACTATCAGTTCTTAGATATAAGCGTTTACCTATTCCGCCACCATCTACCATAATTCAAAATTGAATTATCCTATGCCTACTCGCAGGCTAATAACCCGGGGTAAGTCCGCTTATCGCAGACCTAAAAGAATGCTTTCGGCACACGCATTTTTACAACGATTTTAACCCATAAGGTTGCGAGTAAGGTTTTCATCGTGAACCCTAACGCCAACAGAGGGATTTGAACCCCCATGTCGGATTCTAACCGACACAATGGTTTTCAAGACCACGCCGTTATAACCGTTTCGGTATGTTGGCAGAGGATGGGGATTTAAAAGACACCATCTCTAATAGTGAAATCCGAATCGACCTCACCTAAATCAAGTTTCTATCCAATCCCCATCATGATTTTTCAGTTTTGAGTTTAATGTCAGTCACGAAACCAGAAAAACGGACTGACAGGGGGTTTGTCGATTTTTGAAGGGCAAGTTTTATATACGGTCAGTCAGCAGAATCAATGATTGCGATAAACCACGATACCGAAAGACCGCAAATGGATTCTCTCGGACTTGAACCGAGGACCGTCCGGTTATGAGCCGGATGCTCTAACCAACTGAGCTAAAAATCCAAAATGGGGCGTGATGCCGTTAAACGCCCCAAATATGAAGTTGGTGTTTGGTCTTGCTGCCAGTCCCCATCGGCATACAAGCCAAAAGCCCACCGAGCCGTGCGATGGCTCTTAACAGGATTCCCCTAGTGGGTGAAAGGTTGTGTTATCCATCGGGAAAAATGTCCAAAAACCCGATGAAAAGCACCAGACGGGAATCGAACCCGTTTCCGCAGTTTGGAAAACTTCTGTTCTGCCATTAAACTACTGGTGCATATATAAGACCCTGCGTCCGAAAATCAGCGTCTATAGCCGCCTTGTTTCTTGCCATAATCGCCGTACAGTCATGAACTAAACCGCTCAAAGGCAAGCGTAACAAACAGGGTACATATCGGTATTATTCCTTTGGCATGTAAAAAACTGTACTGCCAGAGAAGGGGAGTTCTTCATACAGAGCGTGAATCTCTGCAAGCACTTCCATTGCTCGATCTTCGTTCCTATATTCTCCGAGAACAATAGACTTGAGTGTTATATCGTTAAGGATGGCCTTGACATAATTTTTAACTACTAACAGTGATACTCCACTTTCATCAATGGAAGCTGTTCTATCTTGGCTTAAAATTCTCATTCTGTTCACTCCTTCGGTTCAAAATAATCGCAGCCATAATCATATTCCGTGTAATCAGTGTAATATTCACTATCCTCGTTATCGCAAGTAAAAAGCAACTCTCGGTCTACACTGACATAGCTGCACTTACCGCAACATTCTTTTTCATCGTACATATGTAACACCGCCTACTTGCTCTTTCAAAGTGTAATCTTCGCAGTTATTATTGAGTCTGCAATAATAGCCTTTACAAACTACGTTTCCGTAGTCCTCAACAATGAAATATTCGCAGTCAGTACAGGTTACATTTGGATGATACTTTGGTCTTGTAGGAGATTTTAATTCCTCAATCTCCTTTTTCAGATTTTCGATTGTACGGTCTCGCACATCGACATCGAATTCCAAATCCTTAATTCTTCTAAATGGGTTCCAAAACATTTTTGTCACTCCTTTGTGCAGATGGGGGCTTTTTGTTTTTGAGGATATTTGTGGGACTAAGTAGAGGCTTTTTCTACTCCTATCCAGACCCCCACCCCCGTCCATTCTCAACGGCGGAATCATCCAAGCCGCAACAACCGCTGTTCATCCGCATTGGCTATAATTTTCTGTATTTATTCGCAAAATGATAGTTATGCGAATAGTTTTAAATCAATATATTGTGTCAAGCATTTATTTTCAACTAGATATTGATTTATCGTTTCCGCTGTCCGTCAATCTGTCTGCATCTTGTGCAATTTCAACAGTTTTAACCTCGTTCAGTCTTGGAAGTTCGGCAGCTGATAGGGCGGTGCGATGTCTGTTAGCATCTGGCGCATATGGGCTGTTCCAACCGTAAAAGTGATTTAGGATTGCGATAACGCCTACAGGGTTCTGCTTTCCTGTGGCTAGTTTGCCCGATAAACTCTCAAGCCTTACATCTACTAGCTTTTTGTAAATTTTGAAAGCTTTATCACTTAGTTTTTTATTACCATTTCCCCATTCTTTTATTGCATCTCTACTTATCCCTGTTAAAAAACTAAAACCATTGATAGATACTTCTTTATCATTCATCAGGGATATATATATATATATATCGCAGATATGGTCTACAAGCTCATAGTCATAGGCATTAC